GCTACATTTCTTGTACCTATGAGGTTATGGGGGCAGTCGGTAATTAGAGTTTTAATGACGTTCTTCTGCCATAGTTGAGAATATCTTCTCCGCGTCCCAAACTCCAAAAGTTTCGGCACATCAAAACCATCCGCGATGCTTTCTACATTGTATTCTGTGAGCGTACAAATTTTTTCGCTTAGATGTTTTATACCGTCGTTTATCGGGGAGCATTTGTTATTTTTCGTATAGTTCCTAGCAAAAATCTCATTGACAATGCTTAATACCAGCGTTTCATAAAGGATAATGCCCGCCCATGGTCCATTAGCGATAATCCGATACGTCCGGTTTTCCTCATCACGTTTTACTGTCAACTGTTCCTCTGGCAGAAATCGGAAATTATAGAGGTATTGCGCAAACGTTTTACTGTAGTAGCCCTTGCTAAGGACATACCGATATTCTTCATCCGTAAGTTTGAGAGTCGCCAAATGTTTGAAAAGCTGCTCCCTCAATTCGTCTTCGGGAACGTATCTCAGCAAATCTAGCTTCTCCTTATTCCTACAAGTGAACTCGTAACGCGCTTCGATATTCGAAAAGAGGTTAAAAATGATTTGCAAAACCGTCAATTTGTAGAGGTCTAAATCGAGCAAACTTTTGATGATTGGTTCCATGACGTTTACTTTATTGTTTTTTTATTCAATGTCAAGAGGTTTTTAAATTCCCCGTTTTCAAACCGAGACGAGATTTACAAGTCAAGCACTCGTTCCGTTTTTCTTATCAGTGTCTCTTTCTGAACGTAGCACTTCTTTATATCTGCCTCAGCACGAAGCATTTTTGCAGTGGCTCGCGCTTGCTTTAAGGTCGGCTGGACACACGCATAATCAGGGCCATGTTTGCGAGTAGCGATGACTCGAAAATCGACGCGAAGGATTTTCTTTTTCATTACTTAGTAATGTTATATTCGTGTAGGAAGGGAGGCACAACAAGGTCGGTTTCCTCTTGCCCAAAGTAATTCTTACTTATCGTTACTTGGCTATCTTGCCAATTCGGTGTAGGAGTGCCGCTAACTTCAAAAATGCGAGGGGTCACACCCTTCATCTTTAGAACTTCCAAATGTTCCTCAGAAGTTTCTAGGTGATACCACTGATAACCTGACTGCAAGGGCTCTGTACATATTGGCGTTTCCCAACAGAATGCAAACAACCAAATTACTAATGCGCCAATCATAAGAAGCATAACGGACTTCCCTTTAGTGCGGGTGTTAAATTTTCCCCAGCGAATTAAATTAATCAGTACGCCTAGCCAAACGAATATTGCGATAGTGATAGTGGTGTGCATATTATTTTACTTGTTGATTTTTTCGATACGCTTGCTCTCTTCACCCCACTCGATAAGCGGGCATTCACGAGTGTAGAGCATTCCAACGGTTTCCTTAATAAATCCGAACACATTACCGACGCACTCAAGGATTTTGTTCGCTACACAATCCTCCGATATGTCTTCCTCATACTTGCTAGGCTTTTCAGGGATAGAGGACCACTTTAGTTTTACTTTACCAAACAGGGTACTCAACAAGGAGACTACGATAGCAGCAGCCAACGATAAACCTAATAGTTCTCCACATCCTATTACAACACCCCACGTAATCTGTCGGATAAATAACCACGAAACCCTTAATACTACATATCCCACAGCGAGCGCAAGCAAGAATAGGATAGGCTTAACGATAAATCCGCTAAGATAGGCGAACTTCTTGATAGAGGCTTGGAGTTTAGCCTGACGCTGGAGCTTCTTCTCTTCACGCTCGATAGCTCGGTCGCGCTTTACGATTAAAGATTTGGCGATGTCTTCCCAATTAGGAGTTACTGCTATCCACGCTCTAACATCATCGGCCATATATGAATTGAAGTTAATAAGCTCACTTTCAGAGGGTTTCGGATTGCTGTTCAATTTTTCGTAGTAGGCTATAATATACCTGTCCCTAGGACGCTCCACCTTTTTTGCTTTCTGCGGGGACGAAACGGGCCAGCACGATACGACGAGATTTGTAAGGAATTCAAAAAACTTCCCAACCAAAACCAACGGTGAGATAAAAATGCACAACCATGTAAACCAGAAAAACGGACAGTAGCCGACGAACGTTGGAGTCCTCTTGCCAAAGCTCCATTTTTGGACATTGCACATCCAGCCATTTTTGTTGATTTGCTTGCGGTATTTTCTTTCTGTATTCATAGGTATGGGTTTATTCTGAGGTTGTTTTTTGAAATGTCAATTACTTTTGTTGAAAATAGCTGCTCTGTTTGCCACGAATACCTCGATAAGACATATTTGCGTCACTGTACGCACTCCATACGTCGTTATCGTAAAATTCGCTAATAGCTTTTACAAAGAACGGTATGTCTCTTTCTGCTGAAAGCGGACGAAAATGATTCACGTCAACGCCGACATTGATGGAGTTCAATTGGAACTTCCATGCTCCATGAATATGTCCTACTAAATTAAAATAATCCCTACGAGCCAAGCTTGGATAATGAACCAAATAGAAAGGATTAATAGACACACCGGGGCACGGATTCAAACCTTCACCATCGGGTACGATTGTTTCAAAGTAAGGCGCTAAGTCGTTATCTGAAAATACCCTATCGTGATTACCACGAATAAGAATCTTGCGTCCGTTAAACTCCTTCACGAACGGCAACCAATGCGGAGCCTTTTGATAACAAACATCGCCTACAACATAAACTAGGTCATCAGGCGATACTAAAGCGTTATGGTTTGTTTTGAGTACGTCGCCCATTTCCTCGGGCGTCCCAAAAGGGCGTTGCATAATCTCGAAGCGGTCTTCCCCCAAATGCCAGTCAGCAGTAATCCATGTTTGCATATGACGTATATTTTGAGGTTATTTTTCGGAAAGTCAACGATTATTTCATACTCAGGTTGTAAACAGAGTCGCCGTTGACAACATAAATTTTGTTTCCCCACGAGTAAAGGGACTGGTTGCTGGTAAGAGGGGACTCTAAAATCGTCTTTACTGCCGAGTTGTCGTAGAAAAGTTCAATCGAATCGCCATTAGCGGCGACACAAAGCCCTTTGTCCAGCACTGTAAAATTAACATCCTGCACAACAACATTTGATTCTACCCGAATCGCGTACGTCGAAACAGATTTATCAAAAATGAGAGTCTGCCGCTCATAAACGCCCTTATCTTCTGCGATTACGATAGCAACCCCATTCATGTATTTCGCGTCAACAATACGCTTTCCATCCAATTCAGGAACGTGGATAGTTTTAGAGGCTCCGACCTTATAAGGAATCGCTATGCGGCATGTGCCGAGCATATCTTGAACGACCATTCCATCGAATATCTTATGGGTATCAATGATGTTTGCGACGATTTGTTTTGAGACTACAACTTTAGCACCGAGATTAGAAAACGTCATTTCAACCAAGCTACCATGAATAACAACATAAAGTCTTCGGTTAGCTATAAAGTATCCATTTGTACTTATTACAGCGGATTCGGTGCCTTTAAAGTTAATATACGATAGCTTACCAGTCAAACTATTAAAGGACAAAGAGTATGGCAAATCCCCTTGAACGGGAATAAAATCGTGTTGAATACGCTTCTCTGTATAACCTGTCGCTGGCGTTAATGAGGCTATTTTCTTAGAACCAATATGGATTCCTGTTGCGCAATAAGCGCAGATAGAACCATCTATATCACGAATCGCGCCAATAATCCCGCCATATTGGCGGAATAAGGTTAATTCAAATTTTGCATTCGACGCAATAATTTTTGTTTGTACTGGTCCAGTAGTAATAACAACTTGGTCGGGGTCAGGTGGAGCAATACGTTCGCCATACTCAAATACCTTCTCGAACCATTTTAAATGTCCCTTTGGGATTACGGACCAGTCCTGACAGTTAGGAGGCAGCGAGGACTTCTTATTAAACACGCTTACGCCCGCATCCATCATTGCTTGCCAATCACGACCGAAATCAGGATGGCGACCTTTATAAGGGTGTGTACCCATGTATAGCTCGAACATTACAATCGCCCAACTATACCAGTCGCTTGATTCTGTAAACTTATTACCAGATACTTTAGGGTCGCGAATCGAATCCATTATAGCTGTAGCTTTGTAAGATGGCGTTTGCCAAGAATCCGTATCAATATGATAATATTCATCAAAGGTTGCGTTGGTCAAAAAATTGAAGGGGTTATAATCTACCACTAAAAACTTCTGAGAGTGAATAGTTTTCAATGTATCTTGCGCCCGTTTAACTAGGTCGGCAATATTTTGCGAAGATATACCGTTCTTATCTCTAAACCCTTTCGTAAAAAGTCTACAAAGGTATTCTGTTTTCGAAACGAAGGGCATAGAGAACCCTATTGGTTGCCCTTTTATGTCATAAATTACATCTGAGGGCGTAAGAACATTAGGTAATTTTAGTTGGCTTAATTCCTGAATTTTACCCACAGGAATCATTTTAGATGGGTCGTGGTAAATTTTATAGGCGGTCAAATGCTTCTTAAAAACCTGAGCTTCACCGCCCTGAGCGAGGTAGTCGTTCTGGTGTAATTCGATTTTTTGATTATTTATCAGTATTTTCACTCGGTTCGGTGTTCTAAGAAATAAACTTCGAGTTTTAAATTCTTCGCGCTTATAGCGTACAAATTACTCGTGGGTGTTTAACCTCTGGTGCAGATATAACTCCAGCAATAGAGTCGCATTTAATACATGCCATAGGTGCTGGCAATGGTGCTGCCATCCTCGCAAGTCTTTTTGCTTTAATCGGAGAGTTGGCAGCTACTAAAAATACAGAGAACATTTCCCCTCGTCCATATTGTACTCTAACACGATATATAGAAAAGTATTTAGTCATTATATTTTATAAATTCCTTTTCTAATATAGCTCGTTTAATAGCTGTTTCTAATCCTCCACAACTAAACATAGGAGGACTTACTTTTCCACTAACTATATCTCGGGCTTGAGGCATAAAACTTTCAATCCAGTCTTCCGAGCATAAATTATAAGACTCTAAATCAGAAGAAGTAACAACAATATCGGGATTGATTTCCCATTTACGACCGCCGCATACGAAAGGGTTGTTTCTATTTATAAAAGCTTGATATACCTCCGAATCATCGACCTTCGACTTAACTAGGTCGCACATTATACGGTCCCGTCCCAAAGTATAATAGACGACACAATGTTTGCAGTGAATACAAAGTCGTTTCTCTACCTCGGATTTGGATACGTAGGAATTAGGCATTATACAAAAGAGATTGCCGCTGCTGAAATGTCGTCAAAGTGGGTATTGCCTTTAGCTTTGGTATCTTTGCGGAACCGCATCATACGGCGCTGTACAAAGTCTCCAGTCAAAGATTTAAAACTTGTAAATTCTTTCTCAACGCTCAAAGGAGCATCCGTGGTTCCAACAGTAAAACTATCTAATCCATCACTAGACACAAGAACAAAATCTATATCAGGGTTCGAATATTCCTGATAGAAGCTCTCCTTCGCATCAAAAGATTCGCCGCCAGCTATTCCCCCAGCGTCGTTTTCACCAGCAAGGATTTCAGTATAGCTTCTAACGATACCAAGATTTGTTCCGAATTCTTTTATGTATTCATCAACGCGTCCGTCTCCTATACGATACGCTAAATAGAACGGTGCGCCACTTGGATAGTTGACGCTGTAGTGGTTAGTCGCGTAACCGCGCTTAACAAAAATATGTCCATCGCCCCACATATGAAGCCTTAGTATATCTTCTTTTTTTGAATATACAGCAGCAACCAACGTTGCGTTCAAACTCCTAAGCGACAAGCCTAGCTCACGCCCAACGGTTTTTATTTTACTGATTGTGAATTCTTCAATAAAATCGTTCGTAGGCTTACCCCCAACAGATACTATTGAATCGGTCGCTTTAACAAAAGCTTCCGCTACGATACGAGCGCCTACATCGCTCTTGGGAGAATCTGAACATCCGTCCGATACTACAGCATACACGATATTGTCCGTCTCGCCACTTATACTGTAATCTTGGCAGATTTCGTGCTTGTGACCCTGTTCGAAGTAACAGTCGGTATTCATTTGTTGTAATCGTCGCCCGATTCTTTCTTTTTCTCGAAAGTCCAGTTCGCTTCGTAACTCTCGTTGTATCCCGGCTTGTTATACTCTACATCCCATCCTGCTGCCCGATAGATAGGCTCAACATCCATCCAATGTTCATCAAAAATACGACGACGAATATTTTGTTCCACCATTTTTGATTCGATGGCTGCAATAATTTCGTCCTGTCCGAAACGCGATGAATGACCTGTCCAATGCTTGGCAATAGTCTCATTGAAAGCCTCGAACACCTGCTCAGGGGTTACTCTTTCTTTTAGAGAGACGACTTCGGAAGGTTTAATTGGTCCGCTCATAGTTTCCTTAGAGTATCAGAAATTTTCCGACATGCAAGACCCATTTCTTCCCAATGAGTATTGCGAGGCAATGAAGCGTTCCAGTCGAAGCCGCCCTTACGAATCGTATCTAAAAGAGCGCGAGCGTCTTCCTTAACGGCCTCAAGTTCTGACGTAAGAAACAACGTTTTCTCGTAACTATCACGTACGATAGTACACGCATCATCAAACGGATTTGCGCTTTTTTCAAGAAGCTTTTTAGCAGTCTCTAAGTCTTCCAAAATCTCTTCCGGCTTGACCGCAGTATTAATTTTTTTGGCGTAGTATGCCTTACGGAACTCTTCGAAGGCAAACTCGCTGTGGAAGTGCGTCCCCTTCCACAACTTAAATAAATAAGATTCAGGAATCATTTTTCTCCTTTCGACATCAGGCTATGAACCGCAGAAGTAATATTTCCCCGAATCACGGTCGCGTCTTGTATAGACTTAACGGTAATATAATGTTCATCATCTAACACCTTACATCCACTATCCTCGACAAGGACTTCTCCATTGTCGTTATAAAGGGTTGCTTTAACAATGAGTTTCACAATATTAAAAAGAAAGATTCTTACTCAAACCACCCGTTCCAAGCGCTTGACTACTGGAAGAGACACTTCGGCTAATGAAACCGCCCATCTTCGCCAGACTATTAGGAGTCGCATCACCAATCCATACGAACTGGTCAAGAGCAGCTTCATTCTTGAAATTGTCAAGGTATGTCTGCACGCGAGCGTTATCTCCAACCCCGATAAGAATTGTCTTTAAGGACTCAAGCTTTTCGGATACCTTTACAGCGGTAATAGCGCTTTTGATTTTAGCGGGCGTACCAGTACGGGAACCTTGGTTGTCTCCGTCTGTAATCCAAATTGCCAACGCGTTAACACGGTATTCCATGTTATCTAATTGGGTCGCGTATTGACCAATGGACTCGATACTCTCCAATCCCATATCATAAAGAACAGTACAACCGCCAGTATGAATCTTGTAATTAGCAATGTCAACGTCAGCCAATGGAATATAACCATGGATTTCAACGATGTCGCTCGCGAAGGTGCTAACACGAAGCAGGATGCGGTCAACATTAGGACTCTTTTGGAGAGCTTCGACAGCAGTTTTAACCGCTTTTTCAAGGTCATCTTCGAATCCTTGAACAGAAGAAGATGCGTCGATTTTGATGTCAACGATTGTATATTCGCTGCCGGTTAGGTCTTCGGGGCGCTTTGCAGAGAATCCGAAGTTAGAGATAGTTTGCTGAACGATTGTGTCCGGTTGATTTAGAAGTTTAGGCATAGTATTAGTTTATTAGTTTTTTATATTCCGTCAAGAGTTATTCGATGAATCCCCAACTGCGTAGTTCCATTTCTTGTTCTTCTTTAGAAGCTCGTTGCTTATTTTCTCCAAGGTTATAGTACGTACCAACATAGCCATATCTGTCGCCAGTTTCCTTATTGAAAACTTCTGCCCGCCAATACTCTCCCAATGCATCGGTCTTCCACTCGATAGTACCGAGCGTACATTCATTTTTGTTAGCCATATGTTTTTAGTTTATTGGTTGGAAGTTTTCGTTAGTTAGTATTTCGGGTTTCGGGTTTCGGAAACACCATGGCAGACGTTCCTTTGTCCTGATAACTACGTAAGGAGTTATGATAAAATGTGGGGCACGCATTGACTTACGGCGATATGGAACACCAAATTTATTGTATCCGTATTCGTAATTCATATTAAAAGTCCGTGGTTTTTGCAATACGCATTCCCTTTGGCATCGAAAAGATTTCGTATAGTGTCATTTTAATTTTAGGTGAATTGATTGAATCATATGAGACGCAAAGGAATCGGGTTCAACCGAAAATTCTGTAGGGTTCATTCCAAACGGTATAGAATATTTTTCAAGTTCGTCTGCTAGAACTTTCAATTGACAATATTCTGCTTGGCTATCGCCTTCAATTATTAATCCTTTATCACCGGGCCAGAATCTCATATTAAAAATCCGTGGTTTTTGCAATGCGCATGCCCTTGGCGACAAGCTCTTTAACGAACGAGTCGGCCATATCAGCAAACATAGTGCTCCCCGGAAGGTCGCCTACGGGACTCGAAGCGTCCTCAAGAAGAACGAACTTCTTAACGTGCTCGTCACCAAACTCTGCGGCGATGTCGCGAACAGAATTAGCAACGCAGTGACTCAACGCCTCACCAGCAATCCAAATTTCATCAGCGGTTTGAAGACGATTAATAAAGCTCGTGTTCAAATCGGTGCTGGGGTCTTCGGGGTCGATGACATCAGCCTTGACGACCGAATAGTGCTCTGTAAAAGGATTACTGCCTTTAGTAACATAATCCACCATCGCGAACTGGTCCTGCCACTCACGAAGCGCGGGCTGGAGAATTGGGTGGATACGATGACCGTCCGTACCAATAAGGCAATGCGGGGGCCAAATAACGAGAACATAACGCTGCCCTGCCGCGAGAGCGTTAACGTATGCGACTTGGCGAGTCTGCCAAGCGGGATTGAATGCACGCCACTTAGGAGCGGTGCCCGTAACGTCCGCTACGGTAATCATGGTGAAAGGGTCAGGGTGCTTACCTGCTGCGTCCACCCAACAAATAGGGTGCGCGATGTGGACAGGTTGGTGAGAATCGAGAGTGACGCGAATATCGTCAATACGGTCCTTGTTACGGCTGATTAGCTTCGCAAGACGTTCGAGGTCTTTCTCGGCTCCTCCTACGTAGAGAGCACCTTTAGGGTCGCAGAAGTCGAACTGCGGGTCAATAATGAGCAACTGAATATTTTTCATATACGCTTATTTTTAGTGGTTTTTTGAACTTTGTCCAGACAAAAATCGTTTTGCGGTGTAAAATTGTTTATGCAACGCAAATACTATCAATGGACGGACGACGAACTAAGTTTACTAACGCGGCTGTATCCGACAGCCGATAAACGGTTTCTAATTGCAAACCTACGAAATCGCAAATGGTCCGCAATACAGAAAAAGGCACAAAAGCTTGAACTCGCTCGTGAGATTGAGAAGTATAATGATATGTCTGAACTTTTGAAAGAAACTGTAGAGGCATATTATTGGTTGGGATTTTTGATGGCAGACGGAAGTTTTACGAAGAACAGGATTTCTTTAGCTATATCAGGCGATGATTTAGACCATCTTAAACGCTTTAGAGAATTTGTCAAGTCCACAAATACGCTTTCCAAAGTCGGCAACAATTACTACCGCCTCAAATGTACTGACGGCTCAATCGTTAGAGCGCTTCGAGAAAAATTTAATATACATAATAATAAAACGCACAACCCCTGTACGCTTTCAGGAATATCAAATCCAGATTTAATGTTTGCTCTATTCATTGGGTTCTTCGACGGGGATGGAAGTCTTTATAAGAATAAAAAATGGAATAGTTTTTCTTTATATATAGTAGGCCATCCTGCGTGGCTCGAAAACTTTCAAAGCTTCGGAGAGTTTCTACAACAATACCTATCAAAATCTCTTAAATGTCGTCACTGCTGGATAGCTAATAAAACCACATCTGTTCCTCAGAACCCCGAAAAGAAAACTTATAGGCTAGCCCATTTTTCGATTACAAATCGCCAGTTCATCGAGGCAATCAAGCGGCGTGCTGACGAATTGGGACTTCCTTATCTCCAGAGAAAATTAGGGGTTCTACAAGAGCGCTAAAAAAGATTCCTTAAAGCATAAATTCTGTCCCGAATCTCCGTAACAACGGTAAATGTTCAGGAGCTATATCTTCAATAGTTAGTTCATGTGGCTTAAACCATTTAGCTTCCGCTATATCGTCTTGAGCTATCACGGTGCCGCTTTTGTATTTAGCGTGAAAGAATAGAGTCTTGATTTTATCTGTATCATCCCTATATCTCCAATCATCAATAAGAAAACTTCCTAGATATTTCGGTTCATAAATTTCTATTCCTAGTTCTTCTTTAACCTCACGGATTGCATCTTCTTCGAAACAGATAGATTCTGGTTCTGAAAACCCTCCACAGAATCTCCATACCTTTGAATCCGGTTTGCGGACCATCAGCATATCGAAATTATCGTTCGTAATTGCAGTATCAACAGTCGCCCATGTCTTAGGGTATTGGTCATAAGCACCAGAGATACGTCCAGCACGGAAGTCATCGCTAAAATTCTTTCGATTCAGAACGCGCTCACGCATTTCGGTGCCTGTTTCAGTAATGCGTGACTCCAAAGCCTCCGCATGAAATGCCCCTTTATAAGACTTTACAAAAGAATCCCGCGAGCCATATAGGATTGTGTTATTCTGATACGCATCAGGAATAGCTTCTTGAATAGCTTTGTCCAGATTGCGGTTCCAAGTTTCATCGTTGCCAACGTCCATCAGCGGCACAACCCTCAAATCTGCATGAGGATATTCCTCCTGAATCATTTGTCGCCGCATTTCAAATGTCAATGCATTCTTACGAGCGAGACGCTTAGGAGAACATCCAAGCACGACGAGTACCATCTGATGTTTATCGAATACCCTATTGAACAAATCTAAGTGCCCCGCTGTCATGCGATGTACCTGAAATCTTCCGACTATAACTCCGTATGTATTTAGGTTTGTCATTGAGTGCATATTAATTCGACCGAATCTACTAAAAATCCCTCTGGTAAAAATTCAGGATTCAACTTTAAGAACGCTACACGATAAATTTCCTTAATGCCTTGAACGCCACCGTTCTCTATAATATACCTTGCGCCCCATTCAGCTTTTGCCGCCTTAACGGATTTCTTTTGCGCTGCACGCAATTCCATAATTAATTCCTTGAGTCTCTTAAAGGAATCTGGAGGCGTTGATAAAGATTGAAGAAAAGCTCCGTATAATCCCAACTCTTCTGATGTCAACGACTCTATAACTGCTTGAGTAATAAGGTTTTGAGCGTTTAAAACATTAGCTAATTTAAAAAGTAGTTTATTTTTATCGTGGTGCCTGACTTGGGCCTCACGTACTGCTGCTTGAAGACCTTTCTCATAAAATGGGCGGCAGGTTTTCTCGGCTTCTAAGTGATGCTTCTCGCACAATAGGACACACCATTGGCGTGTATGGTCTTTATCTTCCTTCGGGAAGAATCGCTTAACCGCAACAGGTATTACGTGATGAACGGTAAGATTCTCCTTCGTCGCACACATTACACATTGCGTAGGAAGAACTGTTTGAAGAAACTTATTCGAGGAATTTTTCTTCGGCTCGAATGTCAATTGGATACGCTCATTGTAAACTCCATCGGGACCAAGCGAATTAGCCAAACCCCTATCCAAATACCATTTCGCCCTTCTGGACGAAATGGTAGTTAGAGGATTTAGATTCGGGTCGAGGAGAAGTATGTTTGCATAGTATTCTCCAACGAAGGACTGCAATGAAGTTTTTGCGGCCATTACCGACTTACGGTGGACCGAGAAAAGACATCGCTATTAACAGCGACCTTATATAATGCGGTAGGAAGGATGTCAGCAATTTCCTTACAGGTGATGCTGTATCCCTTGAGACGGCTCTGAATCTGCTTTAGAGTCGGACAGATACCGTCAGCAAGCTTATTGTTAACGTAGCTTATTACCTTGCTGGCAATTTCGGTGCAAAACGGAGGAGCGCTGACCTGTGCGGTATAGGTTGTAGGAACAGGAGTCGCAACGGGAGTCGCAACGGGAGTCGCAACGGGAGTCGCAACGGGAGTCGCAACGGGAGTCGCAACGGGAGTCGCGGAGTAGGAAGAATCAGCGGTTTTCGGGCGATACAGAGCGTAGCCACGAGAATTGTCACGCTCGTAATTCGGAACGCTGCCGAAAGAAGCTCGCACGTATCCCCGGACAGTATTGTGGTCGATACGATAAGTATTCGGAATACCATCAACATCCACTCTGGAAAGGTCAATAATTCCCAATTCCCCTGAATTTACGAGGGTACGAAGTTCCCGCGTAACATCATGTGCGGAAAATTCTTTTTGTGCGGTGGTGAAAGCCTGTACGGTGACGGCTACGGCGGCTGCTAATGGTAGTTGTTTCATATGTAGTTTCAGTTTAAGTTTATTTTTCGGAGAGTCAAGAGTTTTTATTCAAACTCCACAAGATATTTAAGGTCGAAGCGGTCGTTGTTATAAACAATAATCTCATCATTACGAACCCCCGACTTACCAGACTTCGCCCATGTCGAATCGAAGCCACTCTTCGGAAGGTGCTCATAAGAACCTGCTGGCACGTAATATTTACCAAGCGAAACAGGGCATAAGAACATAAAACAATTCTTTTCAGTTTTGCCGTCCCAATAGCCATAACTATAGTTAAGGCTCTTGGTGCTATCAATCGCAAAGTAAACGCCATTTCCAAACATTTTACCAGCAATTCGCGCTGTGCTAGGAGGAGAAACTTTCAAACCTGACTTGAGAATACTCAAAAGGTTCGCTTGTTTAGTTCCGTGCCATAGCTCCATTTCAGTACCAACCTTGCGACCGATTTCGTAGGCTTTCTGTTGGCTTTCAATCTGCACCAAATAGATTTCCTTTACGCGCAAATGACTGCAAACGTGTTGGTCTTTACGAGTGTCACGATACTTCTTCTCAATACGCGCCCGCTCACGAGGGTCTTCCAGCAAGCCAAGCTTGACCGAGAAAACTTTTTCGGCCACGCTCTTAGGAGCGGCAGCATTGGCGGCTGGAGTTTGCATTGCTTGATACGACGCTTCCAAAGAGTCTAAAATATCATTTTGCTTCTGAATAGATTGAATATCAGGAATGAACGTACGAACTTCCAAACGTTTCATACCAATATTCTGAGGAACGATACTAAGAAATTTACTTACCTTCGTAATGCAGTCAGCGCCATAGTCGTGCTTCTGGACATAGCCAGTAAGGTCAGCGAGAATATCACGAGCCTCAGTGATACCATCCAAAGTAACAACACCTAACGGAGTCGTAAACAAACCAGACGAACTATTGAAAGAAATCTGCGTAGCTTTAGTAATTTGATGGACGTTCGCTTCGACCAGACGCTTAATAAGCTTCGTCAAAAGCGGGGACGAGGTTTGGATTTGTTCCAAGGCTAGTTGGTGCAAATCTTGCTTGCCGGGAGTGACGACTTGTACTCCGCTCGTTGCAACGGTACGAAGGTCTGTGTAGCCCTTTTTACGCTTTGAAGCCACGAGCTTGTCGAAGTCATGTTTGCCACTTCCCCTACAAGTGTTGGAAACGGTTGTGACGCCGACCCTGCCATTCTCGCTCGTAATGGAACCATCATCATGCAAGAACCCCGTCCAATGTTTATTGTGATTGGAGCTAATATCTGCCATGATTAGGCGCACTGTTTCAATGATAGGCATGAGAGTAGTTTTAGCAGAATTTTGAGTTGTGTCAACAAATATTATGCCGGATATGAAATCGCGTGCATCGCCTTCCACTGAGTAATCATAGCGAATGCGAACTCTTCCAACGATACGCTGCCATCAAGTATGTGACTGCGGAGTTGAGGATTACGCCTCATATTGCCATCAATGATTTGTTTAATATCTTGTTCGAGCGATTGTGTTTTATTCATATTTTTAGAAGTTGTGTTCGCAATTAGGATTCAAACACGTATATCCTTTTTCCTCCGTCCATGAAATACGATGTAAACACTTAGCGCACACAATGTCAGGATGATACATCAACTCAGTCTTCATTTTACCATGCCATAGCGAACGATATTCTTCGGCAGCGATTCTCAAGCGCTCTACTTCTGCTTGTACACTTTCCCAAGCTTGGCGACTTACAGAGTTTTTTGCTATAACGCGCTCTTGTTCTAATTCTTCCAGTAGTTTAAAATATTCGTCGCGGTAGAAGTTCTTATTGCTGAGTAACGTGATTATTTCACCAGTAAGACGCGTACCGTCATCCTTTACTTCTCCCTCTAGTAACCCCTTATAAAGGGCTTGGCTGAGTTGGCGTATACGTGCCAATTCTTTTTCAGGATTAATTTCCATTTTCAATTTTCTTTAACACTTGACACGATTCAACTTCATAACCTTTAAAGAAGTCTTCGTCCAAACGAACACCATTACTCTCAATCTTTTTATAAATTGCTGTAGGAATCATAATTTCAGAAGGTATTCCTGCTGGTCGTGAATATTCGTGAGGGACACCTTTACCACGATTACGTTTTAATACAACGGTCCAATAGTGCTTGATGTAAGCTTGGCAATCTTCTAAAGATTTATGCAGCGTTGCACCATCAGGGCGCATACCCCACCCTTCTTCTGACTCTTCCCAATACTGTATGATTGCTTTTTGCATGTTACTTTTCATTAAAGTGCTTCTTTGCGTATAAACGGTCACGGTATGAAGAAGATTTTTTTAACTCCGTACCAATATTCAGCGGCATCCATACGAATCGCATTTGGCGCAGCGCCTTTGTGACAAATAATTGCGGCTAAATGGTCAACAGAAAGATTACGAAAAGGAACCCATTTTAACGGCTTATTACCACTTTTACCGTACGTTCCCCACAAAAGCTTTTCGCGAATTTCTTTTAGTGTATTTGAGGATGTTAAGGAATAATCAACGATTTTATTATACGGCAAAAGAAATGAAGCGCGTAAATAATCAGTTCCCCCGTCGATAAAATGTTCCTCGCTTCCTACAGTGAATGCAACAAAATCGTGACGATTTGCAGAAACGTAATAGGTGCGTTGCGATGGTACGTAAACGGCATTTTGAATGATGTCTGACATGATTATGAGTGTATATACTTTTATAAATCTGTCAACAAAAAAAGGCGTCCCCAAAGAGGACACCTTTTTCTGCGTGCTAGCCGATAAACCAACGCCAATCTTGCTGACGAATCTCGGTAATGAGCGCGGAGATTGGAACGGGCATCGGAGCCTTGGGTTGACGAATTAACTTCAATCCAACTTCCTCATTGAGGCGGTTGCCTTTATCGTGGTTGATTCCTGCTTCGCACGTAACCATGTTCGTCCAAACGTCAGGCGAACCAGCGCGACCTTCGCGCTTCCATACGTCTCTAGGAATAATATGGTCAACGGTAGCGGTATCGCGTGTTAACTTCTTTCCTGAGTATTGACACACAAGACCGTCTCGCTCGTGAATTGCTGAATTTGAAAGACGCTTCTGCTTCTTAGGCATACGCGTACAGTTTACAGCGACTACAACAGTAGGAGCGCGAATCACCTTTCCGTGGGCACACTTGATAACATTATCAAAGGGACGAATAGGAAGTTCCATCCACTCCTTTAGAGAAACCGCACGCATATTCTGCGGGCGCTCAAAAGTGTAAACATCATCTTCTAGCTGAGGATATTCGATGTCAACAGCTTGTGCGGCCATATCAGCGCCGTTTTCGGTGCTATGCATAGCGCAGATAGCCTGCTTAACAGACTTGTATCCAATCACTTGCCACGCTTTGTTCAAGCAGAGGACGATAGGTTTATCGAGAACGGATTCTTGCATATTTTTGTGTTTCTATGTGTCCATATTAGCGGCCTTTCTTTCTGTGTCAATGGTTTTTTATCTAAATCTCCATGCCGCATAACAATACGGACGCCAGAATTCATTTTCAACCATATCAAAACGTCCTGAAAAACGCTCTACCCATTTATCGGATTCGTTTAGAATCTGAATCAATCCGTATTTTTTACAAAAATCCCTTACCTGTTTTTCAACGCGATACTCTCGAAGGATGCTTAACGAAAAATAGGGTTTTCGAGTTTCAATCATTACGTGAAAACATTCGTGCAGCAAAGAATGAAGCATCGCCGCTTTTTTATTTCTTTTAATAAGGATAGGCAAGATATTATCACCTACCATTCCTCCCCATTGAGAAGCGCTAATGTCCCTTTTTATGTAAATAGGACATTGATTTTTCCACCCTATTAGGCTTAAAAGTTCTTTAGCGTTCATTATTTATCTTCACTTATACAAGCATACTAATGGGTTTTTATTTTTGTCTGAACTTGGGCGCGAATGTCGGCAGATGTTCACCTACCAAAATTGCATCCGCTTTAGGGAATACGTCGATTTTGTTTTTTATGTTGCTTGCTTGGCAGGTCCATAAGCCTAAAGCCTTCATAATGTCAAATCGAAACTCGTAATTTCCGAAATCCATCATCATACCATTCCATAGTTGCCTACGGTTACAAACACATTTTAACGAATCGTCAAGACCTATAAACTCTTCGAAACAGTCCTCTTCGTTCAACTCTATTAAACATTTGGAAGCGTATTCCTTCGGAGGTATTCTATTAACAACTAAACAATAATCTGCGCCCGCATCAAAGCTAGATTTTAATTTTGTATCCGTAAGATGATAGCCCTTCGCAAGGATTGGCTTCGTAGTAAGTTTACGAGCTTGCTTTAAAAGATGCGTACTTCCACCCCACCGACTATCGACATGAATAGAAATCCAGTCGCCATATTCATTAGCGATTTCAAATAGTTCGTCCCAAGACTTCTTAGACTCGAAACCGTAGGGAGATAGAGTTTTTACTTCTGCAATAAATATCATACTTAGATGTAGGGGTTAGCCATGATAGATTCCATTGTCCCCGTTGGCATGTCATCAAGAGTCTTTACAAAGCCACGTAACAATCTAAATGAATTAGGTATATACTCGTCTGGAATATCGTCGGTGTTTGCAATAAGGACTTTCGCTATTTTAGCTGCATCAGCAGCGACCTTATGCGTTCGCTTCATATGAATATCGTGGCTCTTTGGCGTCCACGGTTTACCTAACCAGTCGTTGACAAGAATCTTTGAAAATAATTGAAACGTCATTATAAATTCTTCTTCATCGTCCGACCCAAACCATGTATCATCACCGTTATTAACACTATATGTTAATAAAGAAAACCTTTTGTCTGCGGGCGTCCGCGCACCAAATAATGGATGAAGAGAAGTTACATTAACAGAGTGCTTCAAAAGAATATCCGTGCTTGGTTTCTGAACGCTGCAAACATTAACTAGATGCTTACCAGAGTTTTTCTGCCCCACTTCATCATAAGCTGAAATAGGCACCGCTAAGATAACAGAACCAGCATCATCTACAACATTGAATCCATAGTTAGGAAGCTCCCGCTTTAAGAAGCTGCCAAATGAACCGTCGCCTACTATCTGGATTTTCATAATTATTTCTTGGCGCGGAAGATTACTTTTTGTGCAATCTCGTACGCAAACACCATATCCTGATTATAATGAGTAATCGTGAAGTCCACGATTCTATTAATCTGAGCCTCGGTACATGCAATTCTTACTGGAATCATACGTTCAGCGACCAATTCTTTATTCTCTGGATTTATCCACTGGCCGCGAGCGACTCCCATAAGCGTGAGGCCACCGGAAATTTTTCGCACCACTTTGTCCCATTCTTGATGGTGCCTTTTCCTGACAGGCTTTCCGTTTCTTACGCAGGGGACGAGTATTTCCCACAGAGTTGTCTTTTTCATATCTCTTATTAACGCGAGCGTGTTCTTCTGGTGTAAACTGTTCCTCGAAAACACGATATACTTCTTTCATCGCGTTGTCTATTTTAGTTTGATAGCGTGCTATATTTATGATTGTTTCGATTGCATTAGCTCCGGGTTTATAATCGGCGGGAGGAAGAAAACCAATAGTATCCCAATGAAGACGCGTTAGCCTAGCTTTCTCGTTATCAACGCAATAACGAATCAGCATTAAGGAATCAGATGAAAGAGTTTTAATGCCCATTATTTATCTTCTACTTGTACAAGCATTTCAATAAAATTTTGCATGATTTCTTCGGCGGTTTCGGCATAACAATGCTGATTCAACCTAAGCCTGCATACTCCCCCTCGGCTGCTGTAAGTATATTCATAAACATCAAAAAGCATACCTTTAGAAAAAGTATATTCAAGTTTTGAGCCAAATGATATTTTAAATTCTGCATGTCCGTACGAATAGCATGGGGATTTACCTGCCACGGAGCCTCTATAAATAGATTGAAATTCCCTTAATAATTTATGAAGAGGCTCGAATTCAGTTTCTTTTTTTCTATTGTGTTTCTCTATTAAAATTTGTTGTTTTAGCCTTTTCGATTCAAGCTTATTACGCATCGTTTCCAAGGATTCCGGTATGGAAACAAAAGGAATACGAATCTCTTCGGGTTCAGGTTTTGAAAATAGGAATTTAAACATAATTTGAAAATACAATGTTTTCCTCGGGAGTCAAGCTTTTATTGCTCCCAAGGGAAGACCTTGAAGGGTACGGGTTTAGTTTTGATTGGCGAAACGTTCTTGAGATTTCCAATAGTAATATGGAATGGGCAACGAGGACGAGGAGGCAAGCCAAGCTCTACGCGAATTTCTTCAAGACGAGGGCATTTCACCACAAGCCAAAAATAAATATCGCTGCTACGAATCTCCGGGTCATACTCAAAAGGAATCACTTCCCCTTGATATTTTCGCCAAACAGATTCGTTCTTAGGGCGCTCGTATTTGCATACGGTGACGTGAGCTTGCCAGATTGGGGTGTTCAAATTAACACGCAATTCACGCCGCACCCAAGCTTGATAATATTGAATTATCGAGTCGGGCGCGGTCAGCTTGCACGCCCACGAAACTTCCTTGCGAGCCTTGAAATTAGCCCGCATAGGAGTTGGGTTGTAGATGAGTTTTCCGGTTGCGTTGAACATCCCTCGACTGTAGAGGTTTTTATAGGGAAGTCAAGGGATTTTCTTATGGTATACTCGTCCATGTTCGTCTGCTCGACCCACCCCTTATCCTCAAGCTCCATTAGACCCTCTTGCACACCGTACAAGCGGTCGGGTTGGTCTTCACGCTCTGCTGCCAATCCAGTATTTTCCATACAGCGGCCAACGAATTTGAAAGCGTCCGAAATATCAATATACTGTCCGTCGTCATTAGAGTACATAGCTAGTACCATCTTAGCATTCTCGGAAAGGGTATCGTACTCTTCTTGGGTCGCTTTAATCATAAGACGTAGATTTATTTTTCCTGATAGTAAATATCACAATAGAATACCAAGTCGCAGTAATCTATCTTTGCAGGCGGAACTTCGGGAATATTTAGGTCATATATTTCGCCCTTATACTTTTCATAGCTCTCATAAGAATGACGCAGTACATGACGATAAACAGTCACGTTCTTGTCTCGCGACCACTCTACGATAGCATTTAAAACATCATTACAACCATCTGTTGGCGCACCACTTAAAAGCCAATATCCGTGCGGTATTTTCTCGGCACGTTTAATTTCGATTGTGTCTTTATTCATTTCTTGCTCCTGAATTCAGCATAATTCTTCAACAACCCATTAATATTGTCTGCTCCGCATGGGTTCTTCGTGTGGCATTGCCACTTAGGAGGGTCTAAATCATGGTCTATACAATACTCTATAAGCCACTTCGCGCAACACATTCCTGTTTTTTCAGTAATGTTGTCATAATTGAATTGTGTATAGTTTGACTTTGCGCCTTCTTGATAATGCTCGTCAGCAAGGTCATGGTCAAACGAAATAAACTCAGGAAGGCCCATCGCTTCAATGGTACTTACGAAATCTTCGAAATTGCGTGCGACCACCCACATACCCTCGGGGAATGTTACCCAAGTAGTTTTGTCCATGGGACGTTCATCATCTAAGAAAATATTGTATGATAACATATTATTGAATTTTACTCCTAAGTAAAGCAACCTTCGAAGGGTCCAGATTAAAACAATCGGAACTTATACCTGTCGCAACTAAGAAATCATCAACCCATGGTAGGTACTGCTCAATATTGTCAGGCGTAATACCACTTGCGATTCCAATATGAGCGCGTAAGAATGCACCTTCGTAAATTTTTTTAATCTTATCTAACTCCGCAGCAATGCCTGTTCCATCGCCACTAGTCGTAACGACATCCATGAAATGCGCAGCTATATTTGCGCCCTGTAATAGATTTTTAACAGGCTTTTGGTACTTGAATGCGAAGCCTCCAAAATATTCTCCGCGCCATCCTGAGTTGATACGAACACGGTCATATAATTCCGCTCGTAGAGAATCGAATGTTCCGTCTTCGTTCTCTTCAATTCCGCCATCGTCGCACCATAAACCCTGTACCCATGCAGGAACTTTAGTGAAAGCTTTTCCTGTCGGCAGGTCGAGCATATTGATACCTATCCAAAGGTCGGGATATTTCTGGTGTACCGCTTCCGCAATTTCTAAAAGCGTCGTAAACTTACGAGTATGATGAATAAGAAAAACACCATCAGCTTTCGCATCAACGGAAATTTGTATATTCTTCATAACTTGAAGAACGTCTTGAATATGAATTACTACGAAGAATCTTTTCATGGGTTATATATGTATCCCCTATCTTCTCCATCCTCAATCAGACGGATGCTGCAATTCTTGGGATTTGGTTCTTTTTCAAACCATTCAGGAGATAGGTGCAACCATTGCATTACAAATGCCCTAATACTCAAACCATGGGCGACCACCACGATTGTATTAATATCATGCTTCTTAGCGTCACGGTGAAACGTGCCGAAACACTGATGGACTCGTAATGCTACATCGAAGCGACTCTCACCCAATGGCATACGCGCCCAAAACCTACCCTCGAAGTCTTCCTGCTTTTTGTAATGAGCGTACTCATTTGGGTATTTATGTTGGATTTCACTAAGCTGACCTTCGTGAGACATACCATCGAACAATCCAAACTGTTGCTCAACCAGATGAATGTTCTCGCGGACATCATTAATACGGCTACATTTTGAACGTATTAGCTCGGCGGTTTGACGGGCTCGCTTATATGGGCTAACCCACATACGAATATGGTCATAGCTATTTATAAAATCTCTTGGATGGTACGGGTCATAGTTACCCCTAATCATAAAGAAGTCACGAAGAAACCGACCCGCTTCAAACGCTTGGTCTTCTCCCTTACAAGATAGACCGATAGCATGGTCCGCAGTTGTAGTGTGAACCAGTTTGTTCTGGTTAGCTTCGGACTCGCCGTGACGTACTAATAGGATTTTCATATGAGGTTGTATCCTCCGGTCTTCTTTTCCAACTCGAAGTTACGGTCGATGAAATTGATAACCTCCTGCGGGTCTATATCGCGATTGAACACGATGTTAGGACCGTGCCTATCAAGATAGACAGCTTTCAAGTTACCAAACTGCGCCAAGCCGCTTGAGGTATTCTTACCGCACTCGTGGCTACCGCACTCCACTTCGCGCTGTGAGCGAATAGGAATTGCATCAGGAGCGTCAGACTTGAGCGGAGAATGGAAGTGTACGATACAATCCATACCTTCATGCTCTCTAAATACTCTGCGTTGCGACTGCCCACCAACAGAAGGCTTCGCGCCATAAGCAATAACAGTATCGGGACCATCGGTTACGACCTTTACAAGGCCAACCTTATCCAAATCATTAAAGTTACTCTTACGGATACTGGTAAGGAATGTATTATCGTTTACCTTGACAGCGAAGTGTCCGACCGTAGAGTTATTGAATGGCTTGTAAGCCCTTCGTGAGATACAATAATCGACTACGTTACGAAGTGACGAAGGTACTTCTGGAGAATTCCAAGGCACTGCTTCGCCAGCGACAACGGTTGACTGTGTAAACGTCAAGTGGCTACGGAGCCACGCCATTTCAACAAGGCCAGCCAAAACTTCATCTCTGTCTTGAGTTTCATGGTATGCTGCTTCCTCGGGGGTAATGACCATGTTCCAGCATGTTTTTACGTCGTTGACCAACACAAGGTTAGAGCTAGAAGTTTTAAGAAGCTTCAACCCTTTTAGGTACATTTCTTCCCTACTAGCACCACTGGTGGTCTTGAAAGATACGAGGAAAATATCTTTGCGGGTCTTACGGATACTATTTACGACCTTCGCGGTGGGGCGCAAATCCATAAGATAATTGCTATCAGAACCCAATCGAGGTTCATATTTACCGCTGTTACTTATCCCAAGAGTTCCTTCGAAATCCACCATAGCTACGTTAAAGAAAACAATCTTCGTGAGAGGATTGGCGATAACTTCTTTCACACGTTCCGCAACGTTATCATTTGTCACGAGCTTGGAACTGGCATCTGCCATTTTGGTTAAATGCAAAACAGCGGTCAAATTTCTGTATTTGACCTCTGACTCAAAAAGGTTGACAATACTCCTTGCCGTGCTTCCGAACGCTGGTGCGGCCAGAGCAAGGTGCGTACGAACATATGAGAATGTACCGCCTCCGAAAATGTGGACCTGTTTGTTGAGCTTATTCATCTGTGATATATTGTGAATTCCACTTTAGGACACTTTTTTAATTCTGCAAGCAAAAACGGTTGCAAAAGTTCTTTGTATCCAGCTTCCGAATCAGCGGGCCAGTAATCACCCCACTGCGTAAACTCCGCTCCTCTCCCTCCATTCTTAGAGCCGATACGTGGAAGTGCCACGCTATGAACAGGTAGCCGACCATCCGTTATAGAATTTATCAGATTCCGTATGGAAATCTTAGCCCACGGCAAACGAATCCGATGGCGAAAATTGTTTTTTACAGCTAAATTTGCTAGGTAATATTCGCCCTCTTTGTAAATCCAACAGTCACCAACCGCTATTTCTCCTTCGTTACAAAGCCTTTTGTACTCTTTGTACATTTGTGGATGCCTGTTCTTAAATTCTAAAGCAATACCCGCGCCCATCGCGCCAACACAATTAATTGTATTAACATAGCAATCATGTTGGTGTTCGAACATATCTCCGTTAACAAATCTGACCATGTTTCCTCCCGTATGATGCTTTCAGAGCGGCGACGATATGAGGCTTCGGCAGACCTGTTTCGTAAAAGTCTTTAGGCAGCTTCGCTCCGTATATTTCGTGCAAAGCTAAAGCGATAGAGGGGCTGCGAGAAACGCCTGCGCTACAGTGAACGACAAACCTATCAACGCCAATCGCTATACAATTATCAACGAAACTGATAATTTCATCAGCGTCCGCATCACTAATTGCTTTCACAGTCTTTCCGCGTACCGCTCCATAGAGTTCCTCATCTGGATATGTAAAACTCTTCTCTTCCTCCATAAACATACAACGTAGAAAAGGAATTTTACGATATTCAATATTGAGATGTTCGAGCTTCAAAGGAAGCCCATCGAACCAAGCATAACAAGAAATAATTGCAGACGTATCTGAAATAACGCTGCTGAACGCAGGGTCTTCAAGTACGTATCTAGGTAATGCGATGGTTTTTAAACTCATAAGGTGTTAGTTCTTTTAAATCAGCAGCCGTAGCCGCGTTCCTGCTTTATCCCTACATTTGACTGAACTTCTTTCGAAGCCCGCAGTTTGCCAACACTGCCGCCTCAACCCGATTCGCATTTAGGACGATTACTATTGAATCTGTTTGAGTTGAACCTAACTTGTAGTATTAGCGAGCATCCCGGTTTATCCACTGTAACGTATTACAGCAACCTCTACGTCAGCTTTGTTAATGACTGATTTCGGCCCGTTTGCATTTATGCTCTCCTATCGTCTCGTCTGGTTACGCGAACTTTCTCACCTTACAGGGCTCTCAGTTTCGTACGGACAACTGGTAACTGCAATGCGCGTAGAGTCGCTTACTGATTTAAAAGAACTATCACTACTTTACAATGGTTTCTAAATTTGTCAACAGATTTTTTAATTCATCCATCGTCATAGGCTTTTCGAACGCTGGCTCACCATCTTCAATCCTCTGCACCGTTCTGTCCAATTCGCTATTGAGAAATTTCAGCATCCACTTGCGGTCAAACGTTTTATCGACCATTCCTTTTACCAGAAAACCTAGCAATTCAGGCTCGACGCCACAATTTTCTATGGTCAGTTTGCGTTTCTTCATCGCTCCCTTAAAATCGTTCAAGAGGATGTTGGAGATTGGTTTAGCGTAGCTATTCATCAAGTTCTTTTCTAGCCGCTTCCTCAGCTTTGGCACGAGTAGAACCTATTAAAGCATACAGGTCATTAGGGTAAAATCCTTCATCTACCGGCTTGTTACGATGAAAATCCTCAGCTTTATCATGGTGTTTTGGACAAAGTGTTATCCCGTTTTCCTTAACGTAACCTCCTCCAAATATTTCATTTCGGTCTGTAATATGGTGAACTTCCAAATTTTGGCATTCAGTAATAGGCACCATACAAATTTTACATTTGTGTCCATCACGTTCGTAAACGTGTTTACGAAATCTTTCTCTGATTTGTCGCTTTGATAATTTCCACGCCATATTGGTGCTTCGTTAGGAATTCGAATCCTAATTCTGAGTTTTAGAGACTCGTGTATTACCGATTATACGAACGAAGCATTAACTTCTGCAAGTTTTACAGGTATTTTTATTTTTGTCAAGGTAAACTTTTTCGACAAAAGCGTACGTACCTTCAATCAACTGTAACCCCTTAATCATCCCAAACGGAAACCAGCGCCACGAATTATGTTTGTGCTTTTCAATCCACTGAGGCTCCTCGCCGGGATGTAATTCTAAATGAAACAAAACACAACTCTCGCAATCCGTATCGTAGATGTTATTGCCAAGTTCATTAAGGCGAGCGGGATGCGGCGTAAGACCAGTCTCTTCTTTCAATTCTCGCAAAGCAATTTGCAGATGCGTTTCCTCTGGAGAATCCTCGCGACCACCGGGATACTGCCAATAACCACTAAACATTTCAGTATTCGTGCGCTGAGACAAACAAAATAGACCTCCTCGGGTGAGGATTACAGCGGCAGTTTTTCCTAGGCGGCGTTTCATTTTCTCGACTGTACTATTTTTTATCCGAACGTCAAGCGTTAATATTTTAGATTTAAATTAATATTGTCAAAACGTAATTTGAAATACAGCCACGCATTCGCAAGCATATCCATAAAATACGATATAGCGGCGATTGTCCATACTCCGTGCGATAAAGCGTCAACAGACAGCATACTAAATATCATTAGGTTGCCAAGAGCGAAAGCTAAACCTGCCATATACTTCTTGAATAAGATATTCAACACACCTAATACTGTCATACTTAGTGCTATTAGGCCAAAAGATATTCTATAGTTGCCATTAAGCATCAAAGCTATTGGGTTGTCCCCATAGAATCTAAGATGAAAAAATAAAATACCAATGCTCAAAAGCAACATTTTAATCGTATAAAAAGCTCTTAGAGAGTAATACGGACTTTTTACAAAGATATTATACAGTTTTGTGCTCATTAGCTTTTTGGGAATAGACTTCATTAATGTCTGTTGAAGTACCTATCCATTGTACTATTCTACCTTGACTATCGAATCTTGGCAATACTCTTATTAAAAACCAACGATATTCTCCATCTGAAACTTTTTTAAACCTCGTAACAGTATCAAAAGGAAGACCTTTACTGATTGAGTTTCTCCATTCCGAAGTAATCTTAGGAACATCATCAGGATAAACAGCTTTAACCCATCCGTCGCCGCGAGCTTGGTCAACATTAATACCAGTATAGTCAAACCATCTTTGATTACAGTAATCAATATCTCCAGAGGGGCTAGCTGTCCAAACAATTTGGGGCATATAATCAGCTAAAAACTTGTAATGAACGAGATACTCCTCGTTCTCTTTACGAAGACGCTCTAGCATCTTTTCTTTTTCAGCAATGAGTGTACGATGTTTTTCAATCTCATTTTTATATTCATCTTCTTTACGCTCAAGTTCATGCCTTATTTCCTCACGATAGTCAGAACTTTCTTTCATAAACGCAGAGAAATCATCGACGCGTTGTTTCTTACGGCTAACTAATAAACTACCAATTACAGTAACAATAGCTGTTACGGCTGAATATGCAAATGTATGCCAATCCTCGGGATTTGATTGCCGCGCCGATTCCGAAAGGCTAGAAGCTGCTTCTGCTAAAATATTAATATGCAACATATTATCTTAAAAGCATCTTATCGTATGGTATTCGAAATGTTAACCAACAAACTACGAACATTTCAAATAAGAAGTTTGTAGCGTCCATGTATTGACCTGACGCGACATGAGTAAAACCTAGATACCCATAAAGAAAAACATTTAAAGCAGCAAAATAAAAGCTTGCCCAAAAGCTCTCAATAAGAACAGAGATTAGACCAAGAAACCCTAAAATTAAAAAGCAAAAAGGCCAAACTCCTTGAGATAAGAAATTTAATGTAGGGTTGGGTACGAGGACTCCGAATAGGAGTTGTATCCCCCACATAATCGTACGTAGCGCGTAAATTAATTGTACGCACGCTGGGCCACTTTCAAGAAGAGTGTGGCGTAGGGATTTCAAAATGGTCAAGCGCATACCAACTTTTACACTTATACCACTAAGAAATTTGAATTTTATTACTTTTCTATAAATGAGCTATCGTCAAACACCGAAGATTTTTCGTCTTCGTTTTTTGTAGCTACGTCTTCTGATTCAGGTTTATAAATGTCGAAACCCATAAGTTGACGCTGACCTTCTTCATTAGGTTCAGAAGTCATAATACAAATACGATGGCCTAAAGCCGCCTCTATGACACCATTAATTAATCCAATTAAACCCAATGTATATTCTTCCTTACCATCGACATCTTGGGTTATTACTTGAATAGTGGGGTGATTAGCAAGGTCTTCATTGCAGGTGGTATAGACATTAAATAATGTCCAAATTGCTTTGGGGTCCGCTTTGAATGCAGCGTTAAGGGATTCTATGGCGTTACGTACTTGTTCTTCGGGATTATTCATAAATTAAAAATAGAACTTAGAGTGAAAGGACAGCTTTACGTTGCCATCGCACTGTTTCGGCTCGTTCAGTTAAATCAATAACCTACTTATCTCACCGAATAAGCGTCATATCTATAGGACGCTGTATCTGTTGCACTCTAAGTTCATGGGCGGCTATAGCCGCAAATTGTTTACCCGTTGTTTACACCGCTAGGTATAGAAACGGGAGCTACTCCTGATGGCTGATTAATTGTTTCCGCTGTCTGCTTATTACGCGCTTCTACTAAAGCAATTACTTCGGGTGGCGAAGTAGCTTCTGCACCATTAAGGGACAATAAAGCTTGTTCTTGAAGGATGTTTGGTGCTGCTCCAATTTTAGTTGCTGCGGGCAACGAGGCTTGTTTCTTTAGTTTCTCGAACTCAGCTTCCAATTCTTGAATAAACGTTTCTTTGGGAGCGGTAGGCTCATTCTTAACAGCTTCATACCGAGTACGCTGGTGAATGACTTCTTGTTCGAGCTTTTCGAGTTCTAGCGCTAACGAGTGTGCTGCGCTCTTGACTTCACTTAGGAAGCCTTGTACTTTTTGTGTTAGAGGTAGTGACATATGATTGGGTATTCAATGCATTCTACGCTCTATTTTCAGTATTATCCATTTTTTATGCCAACACTGCTATATGAATTTAAAAAAGAATCTTCCTGAATAGGAAAGATATTTTGAACGCGACGTAACAGAGAGTGCCACTCTTTGCGTTCTTTCTCAATATAAGTAGTATAAGATTGGGGCTCTATTTCCCGTTTTCTTATAAAAGCCTTCATTATGGTACTCATATGTGTAGATAGGCATTATTACACTACGCTAAAAAACATGAGAACATGATTCTACTTCAAGGTGTTAGTTTTAAAATGGAGCCGATATGGGAACTTGCATCCAACATTATCTCGTTTACGAAACGAGCGCATCACTATTTATGCTTTATCGGCAAGTGCGCCCCATTGCCATACGCACGGTTAAAATTAAATTCTTGGTCCTCTACCTACTACCAATGATACTAGGAACAATACCAAAAACACTACGAACAACAGTTTTGCAATTGATGCTGCGGCTCCAGCGATTCCTACGAGTCCTAGAAGTCCAGCTAACAAAGCTATAATCAAGAATGTGAGTGCCCAACTTAACATAATAATCACCACCTTTCTTACTAACTTTTACACTAGTTTGGGAAGGCTATCAAGTTCTTTTCTCCACTCATCTATCTTGCGATAACACGCAGATACATCTAGTTCTGCATCACCGTTCGATTTAGAAGACAATTTATCCTGAATAGCTTTCTCAAACCTTGCGATATTGTCCTCAAGGTATTTGCGCTGTTTTTCAAGTTTCTTTAATTTCATATGGTAGGCACGGAGGGATTCGCGCCCTCGACTCACGAGTTAGAAGCTCGGTATGATTTCTGCTTCACCACGCGCCTAAATTCGATATTTTACCACGCCTCGATTTACACTGCGTTTCAGCATTGTGAGGGCGCGTTTTTGGATGCGGATATTGGTTTCGCGCCAATTCTACTTCTTTCAGAGAGAAGGTTGCTACTATTACAACAATCCGCAGTATTTGGTATCCATACGGGGAATCGCGCCCCGACTAAAAGTTTAGGAAACTTTTGTGCTATCTGTTACACTATACGGATAAAATTTACGGAGAATCGCGCTTTCTTGATATTCGAATTCGGCTCCATACCCGAGGGATGCTGCCCTCTTCCCGCCTCTATGGTTTCTTGACCTATGTGCAGTAAGTCTCAGCGATTCGGAAACCGGCATCGACGGCCTAGACCTTTTCCGTAAAATTTTTTAATGCTTTAATAGCACTTTCACCTTCGTAAAATCTAGCGTAAGTAAAGTAAGATAGTTCTTTTACCATCCCAATTACTCCATCGCCTTCTTCTCTAGTATCGACTCTAACAAAGTAAATAACTACTGCTTCTCGGTCGGTATATGGAGAGTTAGTATGTTTGAACCAAAAGAAATGAAGACCTTCTAATTCTTCGATGGCTTTATCGAAGTCGTACCACTTTGTAACTAATACAGCGGTATTATCAAATTCAAACTCTCGAACTTTAGTATCGACAAAATTTCCAATCAGAGACTTGTGCCATTTCATATGTAGATTCTACATTGATTAATGGTCGCGTCAACTAAATTGGTAGCCCGTTAGGGTTACGCTCCCTATTCAACAGGTTGAAAGCCTGTGGTCCTAACTATTAGACGAACGAGCCGTCTCATGCTTATCTCTATAATAATTTGGGTCGAAGTCCTTTAATTCATCAAACAAACTATACGCGCTACCGCAAAGTTTGCCGGTTTCGTGAAGGTATTGCCAGTTGATTTCAGAAAATCCAGCCGCCAGAGAAGCTTGAATGTATCTTTTTAAGAATCGTACTTTAGATACAGCCTTGTTTTCCTCAGTGGTAAGATACGATTCGTAATGGTGTTTGGTTTCAGACCATTCAGGATAATCCTTCATACATTCATCGCATCCGCCGCCGTTGCAGGAAACGTTCTTACATGCTGGACACTTTATACAAACTGTCTCGCACAATTCACAGTACGACAAAGGATATTTACCCTTCCACATTTGACGGACGCCAAAAATATTGTCCATAGTTTGGTTAAGGGTGTCAGGATTTAACATTATTTTAATTCAAAATGGTTAGGCTCGTCGGTATGAAGTATTCTTAAACAAATATTATCTAAGAAAAAGACATCATACCTTATCAGTTTTTGAAATCTTGTTAAGCTATCTTCATACCAGTTCGGACGTTTTTCTTTTATTGGAGAAGGACTCCAACAAACATTGGTTAATCTAGCGTAGTTTTCTGGACCTAATACCATTGCTACAGGGTCGCACTTAAAGGCTTTGCGATAACCTACCATAGCCTGATTTAGAGTATCGAGGTCGAACATTATGACTTCTTACTGAAATTTGCAATTCCTGTAGCCACCGACATGCCGCTACAATACATTTGACTCGTGGACAAAAACTCGTTCTTCCATGACCAGTCGTTCATAACGAACTTCGAAAAATCGTCTTCCGATAATTCAAATAGGTCGTTTGCGCTTAATTTAACCATTTGAATTGCGCGGTTGTAGTCGTCTTCGTGGCTTTCTGGAAATGGAATGTTAAAATTAAACAAAGCGTACTGTTGTTTGGAACTAAAGACTACGGGTTTAACGCTCTCTTCTAAGTTTGTTACACTTTCGAGGGTAGTTTGTAGCTCTTCCTTAACAAGAGGTAATACTGTCTTGATACGCTCTGAAAGAGTCTTCTTTACGCTCTTATAGTATCCTTTAAGGGCATTTGCAAGTAAGTCGTCGTGCGCTTTCTTATTATCAAGAAGAGCTTTTAAAAGGTCTTCGCGCTTGACCTTTACACGTTGAAAGGTTGAAAATGTTTTAAGGGCTTCGATGTCAGATAATGATGTAGGCATATCCTGATATTAGGAAGACTTGAATCATTCGTCAACTAAAAAGAAATGGCGGTTCGAGAAGGTAACGCTCCCTATACCGTATTTCAGGTATCAACTGTTTAGCAAACAGTGTTCAACACTTGTTGAAGACACGAACCAAATGGCGGTGAGCAGAGAACTCGCATCCCAAGCCTGTTTTAGAGGCTCCAGCTAGTTTCCAGCTAGCGTCCATACTTAATGGATTTACTCACCAAATGGAGGATAGCTGACGATTTGCACGCCAAACCTGTTTTAGAGGTTCGTTTGGTTTTCGAAACCAACCTCGCGCCTTGACGAGTTAACTATCCAATTGGCGGATAACGTAGGTGTCGCTCCCAAAGCCATTGCTGGCTCCCATCGCTTTCAAGGCGAGTCCGAAGGCTGCTTCGGTTCATCATCCAAAAATGGGAAAACGAACGCAACTAATGCTACCTACTTAAACGTCGGTCTCTTCTGCGCAATCTTCACGCTCATGGACACTGGTTTGTTTTCGGTTTGGACTAGCGATACCTTTACGGCTGCGTTCGTTCCCTAAAAATTATTCGGTAAATGTGATACCGTACTTCCGACCCGCCTTCTTGATACGAGACTTAACCTTCCCTAGGTCAGATGAAGAGTATTCGCTAGCATTCTTATCTTTGTTAATATAACTCCATGCTGCTCGCACTCGTTCAGCGTTATCAATCGGATACTTGAAATTTGCGGGGTCTGCGTATTGAGACTTGTTCTTTGGGTATCCTTCTGGAGGAGAGTCGTGTCCAAAGGCGCTCTTACGAGGAAGTTGACCGTTAGAAATCTGATGTTCAACGATTAAATCGGAAAGGTCGATTATTTGGTCAGTGTTTGGTCGCATATATCTTCTTTACACTAAAAGGTTGCCTAGTTACTGAATTCTTTTACTTCGGAACCCCTATCATGCCAAGGGCGTTCTTGTTTAGTGCGGAATCGTTTTCCGCACCGTAAACAATTTTCCATGACCAGTCGTTCATAACGTACTTCGAAAGGTCGTTTGCACTCAATTCCGTTCCCTCTACAATTTCACACGAATCAAATGAACCGTCAACAAAACTAATCTCGGCACGATTTTTGTCGTGAATAAAAATTGAAGACATCCCCATTTCTTCTTTAGTTATAAAATCTACAATTTGTTGTCTAGTAAATCTAATCATGGATTCATTTTGCACCACTTGACGTATGAATCAAGCTATTTTTTTGTAGATTTGACGGACTTTTTCGATGTCTTTTCGCGTCATTTCAACAGGATTAACAACAGAACTAATAGCAAACAATGCTGCTTCGGCGGTTAGTTCTTTTTCGTTCCATGATTTAATAGCATTACGAACGAATTCCACCACTTCTTTATTTTTCATATGGTCCGGTAGGTGAGATTCGCACTCACGTTGTTTACCATAAAGGTAAGGCGTTTTGAGTGCCTCGCGTCTCGCTGCTGCGCCACAACCGGAAAATGGTCCTGAAAGTGGGGATTGCACCCACGATGTTTACCGCTAGGGTAATGCGTTTTAAGTGCATCGCGTCTCGCTACTGCGCCATTTCAGGATTGGTGCCCATGCCGAGCATCGCACTCGGTCCCACAAGTTCTAAGCTTGTGCGCTCTCTCTTGGCGTACATGGGCTAAAGTAGAAATCGTAGGAGTCGAACCTACATTACCGAATCTTGTCCACCACGCTAAGTAATATTTCAAATCGGAACATCCTTTCGGAGCCTTAGCGAAGACTTCATGGAGCCGCTGTCGGGTATTGCGCCCGCTAGACAAGTTTACAAAACTCGGCTTCCTCTTAGGAACAACGGCATTAAATTAAGTAATAGGACCAGCTAATCCTGCTGGCGCTGCTGGCATTCCAGTCGAGGGACCGGGGCAATTACCAGCGGAAGGAGAAATAGCGGGTGTAGGTAACGCTGAAAGTGTGACGGGCGTTCCAATAATCATTGGGTTGCCGCAATACTGGCACTTATCTTCGTGCTTTTTATGTTTTCCTTTGTGTCCGCAGGTTGGGCAATATTGATGTGTCATATTCTCTATTACACAAAAATGGTAGGCACATCGGGATTCGCGCCCGAGATTTCACTTTCGTAGAGTGATGTGATGTCTGCTTCACTATGCGCCTAAATTACCTCTCCGTAGGACTCAGCAAGCTATAATTGCCCGCAGCAAACAGATTAGTAAAAAAATTTGAAAGCTTGCTTTTACGCCAAAGAGAAACCAAGCCTTACCAGTTACGGGGTGCCGGTTAGTTTCGGTGTTGTTCCGCTCAAGTATGGACGAGAAACGGCACCTAGTCTCACTTTTTAAGGAATTGCTGCCTCTAAGCCAACCCACTTTCAAATGGAGGACGAAGCTGGGAGTCGCACCCATTACGTTATACATCGTTGCGACCAAGTATAACGGGACACTAGTACCAACCCGCCCATTAAATGCTGCCACAGCTTGTATAGCTAAGACTACAAGCATAACTTCCCCTTAGTTAGGGCGTGTGGACTGCATGGTATCCCATGTCGGTATTGCTCCGACTACTCAGCTTTGGAAGAGCCGCGTGTATCTGTCAACACTTATGAGACAAAAAGGAGCAGCGCGTAGGGAGTTGCACCCTAACATACAGGTTGGAACCCGTCATGCTATCTATTACATCACACACTGCAAATGGAGCGGCATGTCGGTACTGGCCCGACTTTTTCTGCTTGGAAGGCAGAGACATTACCTTTATGTTAATGCCGCAAATGCGGTGCATCCAAATCTATCATGAACAATCGACTCACTAATCTTCTTTTTCTAACCGTTTTGAATGCACCGCGTAAAAGAGCTAGGTTGTAAGTTGCAGTACGTCAAGCGCACTTTACATTGCTTACACTACCATCGCTCTTGGCTCCTACCCTACGTAACGCTCGTAGCTGGTCCCGTTTAACAGACGGTCGGTTCGCACTTGCCACCCCGATAGGAATATTCAAATTAGGTCCATTCAACCCCTATAGCATCACACTCCTTAGTAAGGGGAGTAGCGCTTTCGCTGACGGCAGGTTGAACATAGGTGTACATCCTCACGCCCGTTACAAGCGGGCGCTAGTTCCACAGTGTTGCCTTCTATTTATCCTAACTTGAAATGGTCGAAGCTGGTGGTTACGCTCCACCGTTTGAAGAGTGTCATTCTTCCGTCCTACTATTGGACGAAGCCTCGATTTGCTATCAGCTAAACCGCCTCCCCTTACAATCGGGTATTTAAGTTCCCCTTTAGCTAGGGATATTTATCGGAAGTAACGCCGCTTTTTTATAACGTGATAACTGGAGCCATTGATGGGGTTTACTACCCAATTTTCACCGCTACGTGGCGGCGTGCTTTATGAATTAAACTACAATGGCAAAATGGTCGCCGTCACCGCTTTCACGGTATCTCCGTTCTCCCACGAACGGTGTTTTTATGCGTGTACAAACGCTTAAACTATCAGGCGAAAATGGTCGTCATGCACGGAGTTATACCGTGACAGCTACTAGCTTTGTAGCCTAGTTTCTCTGACGAAACCAGATGAAATTGGCCGCTAGTCAGGCGTTTGCATCCTGTTCGTCCCGTCTTCAGCGGGCGGCTTTACGATATAAGCAAACTAGCGTTATGTTTTTGGTGGACCGTTCCGGTACTGCACCGAGTTCTCAAGGCTAAGAGCCTAGAGCATCACTTTTTATGCTTACAGTCCATCAGTGAAATAATATGCCGTGACGGGAATTTATCCTTGTCGTCCATATTACGACCGTAATCGTGCCAGACACGCAATCCTTCACTAAATTGGAGCCACATAACGGTACTGCCCCGTTTTCACAGTCTTACCAAGACCGTATAATAGCTTTTATACGAATGCGGCTAATTAACTAACTTTTTGGTACTTCCGCTCGGACTTGCACCGAGACCGGGCACTCATCTAGTGCGACTCAGTTTATAAAACTGACTGTGCTGCTTTACACCACGGAAGCGTTTTTGAAATTGGTGCATCGTGCAGGCTTCGCTCCTGCGGTGGCTGTTAGGCGTCGGTTTAAAAGACCGCTTCATTCGGCTGGGCTATGAGAAACGATGCAAATGGTGTATTCGGTGGGACTCGCACCCACGGTGGATTTTACTCGTCAGGTTAAGAGCCTGTTCCAATCGCTACTCTGGACACGAATACAAATCAAAGATAGGTTTTAACTATGCCGTTTATCCCTACATAAGCGTTACGCCAATAGGCAAATCTTGTCGTAATCGGATTACTTTGAAATGGTGCAACCGTAGGGTATCGCGCCCTCTTCACGAAGTTAAAAGCCTCGCGCTCATCTACTAAAGCTTCGGATGCATAAAAATGGTACTTCGGATAGGATTTGCACCTATATATCACGGACATCAACCGTGCGCCCTGCTAGTTAGACGACCGAAGCATATCGTAGAAGACTCAGCTAGTTGTAATTACCAGCAGTATCTACGAAAAATGGTGGGCTTACGGAGAGTTGCGCTCCGATTAAACGTTTCACAAACGCTTTCCTTACTCTTAGGATATAAGCCCCATATGTTTATCGCAACCAACGCATAATTCCGATTTATGCGTTAGAGCGAATAAAACTGCGGACAGACTCAATTTTTCTTTTGTCTCCGTTAGCGTATTCAATTAAAGCTTTCGCGGTATTTGAATTCGTGCCAAAGGAAGTAATAGGAACGGCATTTGGTCTGTCGGCAATTAATGCGTCCCAAAGTTGTGCGAATCTTGTGTATTTCATAAAATTTAAATCGTCGCGACCCGATTCTCTCCAACTGACGAAGGTTAGAGAAATTCGTTCTATTTTTCAGCCTCGTTCCTTTCGGACGTATCTTGTTAGATACACCATTCGGTTCCGCTGACCTTTCGAACTCGGCTTGTGCCGTTGCTTCTCGCGTTTAAAGCAATATTCTTAGTAGTTAAGGAAGTTGTTTAAGCGAGGATTTTACTCCATCGTAAACACCTTGATTATATTTTACACTTACTGTTTAGTAAGTCAATAATTAATGGCCTGTACGGTCGGATTCGAACCGACAATCTCCAAGGCGTAATCGCTAGGTGTTTTACCGTTCAACCACGTACATGACAAATTGGAGGCGGGTATCGGAATTGCACCGATGTATAATGGGTTTGCAAGCCACGGCCTTACTACTTGGCTAACCCGCCATTAAGCAGCCAACTTCACGGAGTTGGTGGCGTCCGTACAATCGGGCGCTGGTCGCATTGCGTCCTCTGCTCTAACGATGGTATCGCATGAGGGTTACGCTCCCTCTTATGCAAGTTGAGAACCTGCTGTCCTACTATTAGACGAATGCGACATAAATGGCACCGATGACAGGACTCGCACCTGCTTTTGTACAGCTTGAAAGGCTGTTGAGTTGCTCTTACTCATCACCGGCATTGAATTTGGTAGGCGTGACAGGATTCGCACCCGCATGTCTTTCGACGGCTGCTTCTAAGGCAACTGTGTATACATTCCACCACACACCTAAATGGCTCCTGCTCGTGGTAACGCTCCACGCTAAATCTTGGTTAACAGCCAAGCGGTTGTCACTATGACGCCTCAACAGGAATAAAATGGCTCGCACTGCTGCATCCGTAGTGCAGCTACTTCCCCTAACGCGGGGATGTTTTAGATAAACTAAGTGCGAATAAATGGTCGGAAATGAAGGTTACGCTCCCTCGTTTTGTCGGTGTAAACGACCCGTTCTACTATTGAACTAATCTCCGTAATTGCGTTGGGCCATCCAGCCAACGCTGCCGTCCCTAACTGGTTGTCCCACAAGGTAACGCTCCCTGTTCTCTCGGTTCAAAGCCGAGGGTAATAACTTCTATACGATAGGACAGTAAATAATGGTGTCTCGACAGGGAATTGCACCCCGAATTCTAGTTTCGAAGACTAGCGTGATGGTCTGTTTCACTACCAAGACATTTGCGCGTTTACGGGCGCACCCGATTCTGACAACCTAGAATATCAGACGATTTTTAGGAGGCGGATACAAGGTGACTTGTACCCTCGACCAAGGATTTATCTAGTAAAAATGTGTTCGAATATAAGGAGTTGCACCCATGTATCTGCGTCTTCTGGACTTATCACTGGATAATAGAGAGACGCACGTAACTTTATCAACGTCCGATTTTCACTATTGACTAACCCATAGTTGATTATGAGTTTTCGCTCTTAGCGGCATTCATCAAATTACCAATGGTAAATGCGGTCGGCACAGAATTGTATTGTCTTACTCTATGATACTATCAAACTGGTCACGACGATTGGATTTGCACCAATAGTGTTCTGCTACTCCATATTACCGCAGCTTTATGCATCTTGGATGGCTTCGAAGGCCAACGCCTTTCTCTATCTTTTGGCTACATCGTGATTGGATGTCTCACTAGGATTCGCACCTAGACTGAATGGTTCAAGGCCACTAGTGCTGAACTGTTACACTATGAGACAATCAAATGGTCGAGCGTGTCGGATTCGCACCGCGACTCAAGCTTTTTTCGAAAGCCCGTATGTTACTGTTACAACACACGCTCGATTAAATGGTGCGCCGAGAAAGAATTTGCACTTTCACAGCTAATAGCGGGAGTTTTACAGACTCTTGGGTTCACTCGTACCCAGCCGACGCAACTAACCCTGACTGGTGCGCGGCGAGAATCAACTCGACAGAGACGCGTTCAGGGTTTTGGTTAATTATTAATAAATGATGACGTTCATATACTCAGGCTCAACCTTAGCAAGTCGGTGTGCCATGCTCGTTGTAGTATAAACATCGAAGACGTAAGCTTTTCCGTGACTTGCTTTCTTTGCTGTCACTGCTCGTCCCCTGTCCTGAATTAAGAAATGCTCACTTGGCAACACATACTTCAAAGAAGGTATGTCAATGTGAGTCTCAAATGGAAAATCGGGATGGCCCGCAACTGTCACGCCCATATGAGCGCGGCGAACTTGAGGGTCAGCTACTCGTGAACCCCACTTGTCTTCACCTACATGGTAGTAGGTAATTCGAGCTACGATTGTTCTCGGCTTATTGTATCCGAACTTGTGACGAGAAAACCAACTGGATGCTGGACTACTACAAGTTAGGAATAACATAGTTAATACGATTGCTATTACTTTTTTCATTGCTTTCCTTTCATTTTTTGGGTGATTGGAGAGCAGTCCGACATACTAACTCTCTGAGATGGTGAGTTTGATAGGATTTGCACCTATAAGGCAACTCTCGACGCTTCAATTCGTCCGTTTGCCACCAGTCTAGGGAAGCTTGAAGGACTTCCTTTGTAACCAGCGCGTCTGCTAATTTCGCCACAACGCTCAACATGGCGGATAGGACGGGTATCGCGCCCGCTTAAACTTGATTGACAATCAAGTATTGATACTTTTCAAACTCCTATCCAAAATTGGTGGGCAAGGAAGGATTTTAACCCCCGGTGTTCGATTAGCTGTTGATAGCGCCAGCAGGAGGTTTATTCATGCTTATTTCTCCTGTCGCCACCACATACTAATTTCTATTCCAGCTTAGATGCTGGTGTCTTTCGTCTCTCTTGACTACTCACCCAAAAGCTATATCGGGCTAACCCGTTACATGGTCACTAGGAGTAAAGCCGCTATTGAAAGACGGACAATGTACCCTTGCGGGCCGTTTCTCTTTGATGTAATGGCGGGAGTAAGGGGTTACGCTCCCCTGCTAAATGCTCGACAGGCACTCGTGCTACTATTACACCACACTCCCATTTTCATAAACAGTTCTTTTTTATGGTTGCAGCATGACGAGTCTCACGTCAGCCTCTCCCATGAACGCGGGAGTGTACTAATTTTATACTATACTGCGTGGTTTCAGAAGTTGGAGTCGAACCAACTATCTCAACGGTTATGAGCCGCGAATGAATTCCGTTTCACTCTTCTGATGGTCAGATACCCGAAGGTTGCATTCGGTATTTCCTACACCCCAAGTAGGCGGATTACTGTCTTCCTCGTATCTGATTTTGGTTACAGGGGCCGGTAACGCTCCGACTACCTCTTGGTTATCTCGTTGGCCTGAAAAAGCCATGAGCCAAGCAAGCTACTTTTGCTCCACCCTGCGATAAATGGTCGGGAATGATGGTAACGCTCCATCGCCACACCGCCCCAAACGGCGCGTCCTACTATTAGACTAATTCCCGAAAAATGGTCGCTACAGAGGCGTTTGCATCCTCTTTCTAGGCTTATGAAACCTGAGTCCTACTACATGAACGATGCAGCGATAAAAAACACTCACCAAATTACGCTTTACTAAGAGGCGTGGCGAGTTTGATATGGTGCTCGTAGGGAGATTCGCACTCCCACTGTCAACGTTCTCAACGTTGCTTCTCTGCGTTGGAATATACGAGCAAAATGGTGGCACCGACTGGAATCGTCCAGTATTTCCCGCAATTCTAGGCGGGACGTTCTACATTGAACTACGGTGCATCTTTCCAAGCGTGGGGCATAGTATAGTCGCTCAAAACACACGCTATTAACACAAAATTCTGTCATCTAACCTCTTATACCTAAATAAGTGCGTTAGAGTATAAGCTATAAAGAAAACGTCAGTTATTCTTCCCGCCCAATCCGCTGATTGATTATCTTTTAAATACAGTCCAATAATCAAAAAATTCGAAATTAACAATATTGCAATTGATACAGCAATGCTAACTTTGTAGGATTTGTACCTACAATTAATAAGGCCCGCCGCTCCTACGACAAGGAGGAAAAGCTGCCAGCCTATTGTATTTCTCAAATCTGGAAAATACATAATGGACCGATGATGAAGATGCAATGCCAACGTAAATAGCGCAATAACAAACATTTTAGTAGATAGGAAGGCGTATACCGTCCTCGCTGATAGATTCATTTTCATATATCTACTTTACACGTTATTTTGGTGGACCGTGAGGCGCTTGCAAGGATTCGTCGCCCCCTATGGTACATGACGGCCCACGTAAATTTTAATTTAGCAAACATAATCTGCCAAGCTGATTTTAAACAGGAAGTAAAATGGTTGGCATAGAGAATTTTGCAATCTCGACCTATCGCTTATCAAGCGAGTGCTCTGCTTCTGAGCTACATGCCAATCTTGAATTGCTTGAGTAGGTCTATTACTTGTTGCTTCGAAAAGCCATTCTTGCCTAAGTTAACAAAGACGCATACGAATTCAACATTCCCCTTAATATATCCTTTTGAAGAGTCGATACGGTCAAGTGATGCGGTATTTGGTTGTGCTCTCTTATTAGGATGCGGCAAAACTAGCTCTACGTCAGTATAAGCACATTTACCATTTTGGATTTGCCAAATAGATTCCAAATATTCTTTAGTTATAGAGCATTCTTTAGGTCTGGAACGAGCGTTTTTTCGGGCAAAAAGAAGTATTGATTTGAATGGGTCAAATGATAACGCTCTATCTGCACCCGCGCATTTTTCATCACAGAACATTGATGCTTTCCCTAGACGGAGACGGCGGTTATACTCTTTGATTTCCTTATCAAAGGGCTTACCGCATGTTGCGCAAACTAAAGTAATCGTTCTCATGCTCGCTTTTACACGCAGCGGTGGAGAACGGGAACAAAATTGGTGGACCTACTCGGTAACGCTCCGAGTCTTTCGCATTGCAAGTGCGATGTGCTATCTTTTATCACTATAAGCCCAATTAAACTACTAACATAATCTCTACGGCTGGCTGCGACGATTGTAGTCACCAAAAGCCTACACTATGTTGTAGTTCGAGTTGCCGAAGTATCTAATCGCGGCAAATTACCAATGATGCCATAGCGGGGCAGAGCCGCCACTAATAACATCGAGAGCAAAACTGAGCAATTCAAAAAGTGCCAACAGGAAGAAAATCCCGCCGACAAGATACTTTGCCCATTGAATTGTTATGTATGTCCACGCAACCCATGCAATGAGTGCGAACAACGCTGTATAGAATAGTAATATAATCATACTACTCTTTACACCCAAATGGCTCGATAGTTCAGAATACCGCACTGCTTCGGATATTATCGCCTTCTCAGGCCATCTGTCCCATCGAGAGGGCAGACGAATTAAATGGCACGCATCCAAGGACTTGCACCCTGACGAATGGTTTTGGAGACCATCATGCTTCTGTTACACCAGACGCGTATTGGCTCAATGTCGAGGGTTCGAACCTCGTTCCCCCCGCTTTTTACAGCCGGGAATTTTAACCAGTTAAACTAACAAAGATGGTCGCCACCGGACGTTATTCTCGTCTTTCTTCGGCCTTCATGTGGCCGCTGTTCTAATATGTTGAACTAATGGCGATTGGGGCAAAGGGTGGGATTTTAACCCACGTTTCCGCTTTTAAGGGCGACGTTCTGAACGCTAAACTACCTTCGCATGGTACTAAAATGGAGCGGGTAGGGGAATTCGCATCCCCACGCAAGCGTTGGCAACGCCCGATGCTAGCTATTACATCATACCCGCATGGCGCTTCGGTTTACCGAATTCTCTCTCATACAGTTGAGAGCGTTTTAGTTATTAAACTAGCGCAAAAATTGGGGATAGCACACGTTTGACGGCGTGCTATCCTTTCCAAAAACTAACACCTATTCAGAGTTCCGCGCCACTCTAGGTGGTTTGGTAAGCCGGATTGCTCTTTTCGAGGGTGTTGACCGGACATTTGTTCCATTCAGGCTGGAACTCTAAAAGCGCCTTCTGAGTTTCTTTCGACGGCCTCCCTCTTCGGGTCGGTGTTCCATCGTTTCCACTATATGTTCTAAAAAATCTGTTTTGCGACTAAAAAACCCGCTGTCTTTTTCTGAGAGCAAGCGGGTCGTCGTCTTTCCTATCTGGCTTGCTACTCTCTAATCTGCTGTATCTCCCGGCTTTTCCTCAGAGGTCAGATAGGCAGACCATCTTTGGGCGTCACACCCGCCTATTTCGAGGCTCGGCTGACTATATGTAAAGTTTCTATTTAAAATCGGTTTCATCGTTATACTATATCTTACACTCTGTTTCGTCTTTTGTCAACTTTTTCTGTAAGATTTTCTTTGTTTCTTCACTCTACCTCAGTTTTTTTCGTTGTCAACAGAGTTTTTCGTTTTCTTTTTGGTTTCGATTCACTCTGTTTGTTTCTAAGGTTCCTCTATCCTACTGCATTTTGGTCTTTCGTCAACAGCTTTTTCAAAAATTCTTCAAGTCTTGCGGAATCTTCTCGGTTGTGGGGGTTAAAAGTTGCTAAATCGAAGCGAGGAATTGCTTTTGTGCCAGCGATTCTCCATCCGTGACCTGTTCCCCCAAAGCCTTGTTTTGAATGATTCAGAAAAGCAATACACGCATTAGCCCTAGAGAGAATTCCGGCATTTCTGTTCATCATCTGCTTTGCGCCTTTTGAAAGCTGGTCGTAAACAGGATGATGGGCACGAGCTATGAACTCCCACTCGGGATTGTCCTGCCACGTAACCAAATTCTTTTCGACAATCAGTTCTTCGTTATATGTCTTCCAAGGAAGATAAAGAATCACATGGGATGGACTAACACGATTTCCGCCACGGGCAAAGGCGGCGTCAGAACCTAAAGCGTTTCCCGTCGCAATATAACCTCCTGATAAAACGATGACCTCGCCTATTTTTTCCATAATAGCAGCAGTCCATAAGGAAATATCACGAGAACCTATACATGCAATTCTTACCATAATTAATGCCCTGATAAAGTATTCTTATCGTGATGGTCTATTACAACAGTTTGCTTTCCCCTCATAATCTCCATTACATCCTGAAATGACACGGGGCCACCAAAGTTGTCGATGCCGCAATCGAGAGCTTTATCATCAAGAGCTTTTGGATTACGCCCTTCATCGTTACCGTGACTATGGCCGCTCAACGCAATAGAGCCGTGCTGCATTTCATCCCAAATACGAAATGGAAAGTGCGAAGCAACATAAGGCACACCATCAATGCGTCCAAGTACATAGTCGCCCAAAAACATTACTTTATTACCATACGCTAAAGGATATACCTCAACTAACGCGCTTCCATACTGTCGAAGGACTTCACTCTTATATACGGCTTTCACGCCGCTATTATGGTTTCCCCATAGTAAATAGATGTACCCATTTAGCTCTGAAAGTAATTGCTTAAAGCGCGAACCATCAGGGTCGTTGAATACAAAATCACCAAGACAAAGAACGTTATCGTCCTTTCCTACAAGGTTATTCCAATTCTTTTTTACACCCTCGTCATGCGATTGAATATCTGAGTAGCCCCGAGGCTTCCACAAGAATTCGCGGTCATGGTGAAAGTGTGTGTCTGACACAATCCATAATGGGGTTTTTTTAGTATTAAAATTTACGTGTTGTGACATATTATTCTACATTGCATACGAATCCAAACTCACCAACGGTAGGAATTACGAAATTGTTAAATTGCTTTTCAATTACATCTTCGGGTACTTGACGCACTCGACCCTTATTTCTCAATTTAAGAACGTCTAATGGCACTCGAAAAACATACGCTGCTGTTTCTGCGTCACATCGTTTTGCTATGTCTAGGAAATCTTTTCGCGCTTTCAAATGATAATTGCAAGCGTCTATTAAAACAGATTTACCCTGTTTCAACAGATGCTCGGTAACTGCATATACTGTTTGAAAAACCTTTCCGCTAACGGTTTGGTCGCCTTCACCATTACCAACGATTGCGCGAAACTCATCAGTGGAAAGACGTACGACCGAAGGGTTAAGTGAGACATAATCTTTCGAAAAGCGAGTCTTGCCAGATGCAACGCATCCGACCATAAGTATTAATGTTGGTTTCATTTCGTTTATATTATGCGATTTTCAAATAATGTCAATCACTTTCATCTTTATCCGCAGCGCCACCGAATGAGCGATTGCAGTCGAACTGAGCATAATTTGGTCGGCCAGTCGCGAACGTTTTCTCAATTCCATCCACGGTTTCCGTCAACTTTCCAGTGTATCCGTAAAAGAAAATCGTGGCAGTCTTACCAACATAATTTTCAGGATGTACCCAAATATCCTTCGCCTGTTCAAACGTTCCCTTGATATTAGCCTTGAAAGTACGCCCGTCTTTCATCAAACACACAACTTTGCCAGCGGTGCCAGCGCGATTTCCGATACCTTCTTCAACCCCGACGATTTTAAATTCTTCGTCGTCAGTAGGCTTTACCTTCAAAAGATTCGATGAGCGTTTGTTCTCATAGGGAGCGCCCAAAATACGAACGATAGAACCTTCTTCCCCAGCGTTAATATCATCAGCGAACATCCTCATTACATCCTCGTGAGTATTCGCAACACGCGTAAAGACCTGACAGTAATATGGGTTGGAAGAGAAATTCTTTTTGATTGCAGCGGAACGTGCGCGATAGTTAGTTTCCTTCTCAACACCATCATACCCATATCCATCATAAATATAAAACCGTACCAGCTTCTCGCTTTTATCAAGGTCAGCTTGCGTGATATGAACGGTCTTACGAATTAGCTTCATTACTTCATTAAGCTTCTGACCAAAATTAGGAGCGTATAGTTCTCCATCAATCACCGCATCGGGCCATAAAGCAAAAAACGATTTCATAGACTCAAAAATATGAGGCACAGAAATATAACGTTCACCCTTACGGGAAAACAAACCATGGCGCGTAGCAACACAACGGCCACCGTTGAATTTTAGTTGGACGCCAACCGGATATACCACTTTATCCAAGCGTTCGAGATACTTTTTTGCAAGCATCGGCTGTACGAACTGAACATTGTCAATATCCGCGATGTTTTCGAAGTAGCCACCTGATTTGAGTTGTTTATCATATCGTGCTTGAGCCTCTTTCATTGCTTGGTCTTCGGGAGACGTTTCGTTGCCGCGACCGATGTTCTTTCCTGCACAAACTGTGGGTTTTGCACGAACAGATTGACCGTTTTGTTGCCCCGAAACGGTAAAAAAACTATTTCCATCTACAAAAATTTGCCATTCTTGTACCGCGTTTGTTGATGTCCGAGAATAAAGTTTAGGAAATGTGTGCATGAGACTACTTTAAGGAGTATTTTACAAAAGTCAAGTATTTTTTAAGGATGCAAGTCCTGTAGTCCACCATGCGCCGTCTTTGAATCTTAGGTACGTAAACATACCGTTTTTAGCTTCCAAGTAAGCTAATGTCAAATCGTCTGGCTCAATTCTTTTAACTGTAAAAGATGTAAGCGAAAGTTCTCCGTTATCTTTAACGGCTATATCTATTTCTTCTCCTAGCGTTATTGTATCTTGTATTTTCGAACTCATAAAATTTGATGTTTTATAAATAAATCTCTAACATTCATTGTTATTTTACCAAGATAATTAGTACCTATTCCGTCACATATACCCCATGTAGTATCCCTCCAAGAGTTCGTCTCTTCTAGGTAACGCGCTCCGGTTTCAAGCAGCTTTGCGCGTAAGTCGCGATGTCGAAAAAATTTGTCGAACACAACCGCTAGCATTACATCCTTACGTACTCCTTTAATTTCCCAATCGTCGCGCATTTTAACGCTCTTTCCCCATTTTTTTACTTCTCTTGCTGGCATCGCAGCTACAATCTCATACTGTTTTTCATACCATTCTTTATAATCGTCTTCATCATCAGGAATCACAGGAATCAACTTTGCAAATTGAAATGCGTTCTCGGTACGTCTAAACCATCTACCACCATAATAAACAGAAGCATCATAAAAATTAGACAAAAAACGATACGGCCCGAAGAACCCACAAACTTCGTGCTCAGTGTGTCTGGCATATGAAGGTATTTCGGTATCGTAGTTCATATTATTTTTTATGGAATGCCAATATTCTATCTAACCACTCATTCCATTGTTCTATAGATAGGTTGCTTTTAGCTTTATTGCATAATCCACACGCTGGTACACAATTTTCGCGGATGTATCCAACCTCGTTATTTATTCTATCTATTCCATTATAGATATATGGACCGTTCGCATCACAAGAATTCATACTTTGGTAGGGTTTAACTCCACAATAACAGCATCGGGAACTTGTAATAGTTCTAACGTCTTCATCTATGAGAGTAAACAATAGATTTCTCCTTTTTGCGGCGGCTTTATATTGTCTGACTAATCTTGCGAAAGAAGCTTCTCCAAATGGCTTTCGCAAACTCGCACCAAAATCAAAATGGTCCGGGTACATTTTATTGAATGTTCCGCATCCAGAAATTTCGGGGTGCTTTCTTTTATTCCTGTTTATTGTTTCTTTGTTTAATTCGTAGTATTTTAAGTTTTTTGCATCGCGGGCTTCTTTGTGTGATATATAGTATTCATTCACCCGCTGTTTATTACAAGCTTTACAAACCGAACACAACCCGTCTTTCTTCTGTTTGTCTTTATGAAACCTTTTTATAGACTGTTTTTTATCACACTTACTACATTTTTTTGATTGCTGATTTCGGGATTTCATCGTGTTCTATAGTTTTTTTGAAGGAAAGGTTTCCTGCTGTATGATACACAATTATACCTTCTGCGGGGAAATTATTTTCTACCACGCCACCATTATGAATTGCCACGCTACCAAAACAAACGAGTGCGTCTAAAACTCTTTTGATTTGTACCGTATCGAACATGCCTTCGTAAAGGATGGGGACAACCCTACAGCACGCAGGCGCATATTCTTGCTTTTCCTTTAGAGGAGAGACTACGCCGTTGACGACAAATAGTGGACTTTCCGCTCCACCGAGCATGACGGGAGACCAATCAAAATAAGCGTGCGGGCGCGTATCTACCCAACGACCCACGTTGAATAGCGAGAAATGCTTTTCCTTTTGACCGTATCCACGTTGAATACCTGCGCCCCACCACTCACCATAATGACGACCGACTCCTAGGGCCATAAGTTCATCCTTATTAGCGTAGGCCCAGCGAGCAAAGCCATAGTTGTCTTGCTCGGGCGTAATCCAACGAGTACGACTACCAACCAAAAACTCTCCTTCGTCTGTGATTACAATAGACGCGTTCGTACCGTCGATTTTTTCAGTCAACGACATTTTCCTCGACAGACGAGGCATCTTTGGGAATTCGACGAATTCATTATTTGCAATATTCATGGTTCCCATTCTAGGCGGATTTTCTATTCCGTCAAGAACTTCCTCTCGCCCTTTAATCGAAGCCTCGACTTCTTCGTATCCAGTTCCTCCCAAAAGAGTTGCGCGTCCGTAGCAGAACTCATGCCACCCACGTACTCAAATGAATAGCAGAAGCGGTTTGACACAAGCCATTTTTTGTCACGAGTATCCAGCTTTCTAACTTTTCGGCTATGAGAGGTTTCTACCCATTTCTCACTTTTGAGACGATACGCTATCATCGCAGGATGAATAGTCTTTGAGTAATACGTTCCTCCTCCAGCCCTAACCATGGAGCCAATATAATCAGAAACTTTCACTCCAATCCCTAATCCTTGAAAGTCTGGCAATACAACAGTACGAGATTCGCGCCAGCAATCCTTTTTATAAGCATTAGGATGAGCGAGGGCGGCAGAGAAAGCTACGGGATTATCATTCCACGTAACTAAAAAACATCGCGCCCCTTTATTTATGTCAGCACTTAGATAGTGATAGTGTTTAAAAAGTTCCCACGCTTCATATTTGCTTCGGAATACTTTAAGTGAAATTTCAGGTCGTCGAAGACTCCCACGCGGTAAAACGTGAGTCAGTCCCTCTGTAGGATTGTAAACCCAATCCGGTTGTAAAAATTCAATAATATCAGCGTGACAAGAAGCGACGACAACTTTCTTGTTAGTATTACGCACGTACTTTTGTAAAGCGTTCGAAGCGGACTTAGCAACATTCCTATCTACTACCGAGGTAAATTCATCAATTAAAATAATCTCGCTCTCCTCTGACATCGCTCTAGCTACATTACATCGAAACTGCTCCCCATTACTTAATGCCTTGAAAGGACGAAGCCAAGCGGGTACATTCCCAAATCCTACAGCACAAAATAACTCTGTTGCCTTTTCTGGAGTTATGTAATCGAAGTTACTTATTACTGCTAATTCATCCCACACATACTCAGGAATTTTACCAAAAGTTTTCAGCAAGGTACTCTTACCGCTACCGCTTGGACCGTATATAAGTCCTATGTTCCAATTTTCAGGAGGAGTAATGTTATTAGTTATAATTGAAACACTTTCCTCGACATGGGGAACGTCAAACATCTGTTCTGCGACGGCTGTATAATCGTCGTGAACAATAGGATATTTTAAAACAATATCCATTAGGAATACATTCCAAAAAACTCTAGCTCATTATTACACCGAATGCACCCTCTAGCCTCCCCACGCCTGCCACATAAAGGACCAATTGTATCTTCTCGGCGGTAAGACATTTGCCCCTCAATCCACCCCTCACAATAACGGCAATAGTAGTATCTTTCTCCGTCAGAAATTATGTTCCTATCAGAAAATTCGTGAGAGGTTCGTGAATCCTTACCAATAGGCTTTTCTTTTAAGAATTTAATACGCGGGTCGATAAATCGCCCTTCGACTAATCGGGGACCGGGATAAAGTATATCCTGTTCAGCTTCTAACCAAATTTCTTCATCAATACCAGAAGGGCGTCCTTTTTCAAGCCAGATTTCTTCTGCTCTCCGACGAATGGCTAATGTCGTTAGAACGTCCACAATCATTTCATTACAAACTTTCATTTTCATTATTTTAAAGGTTTAAAAGGGTCTTCTAACAGTAAATCTACAAACTCTTTAATCTTTTTGCAAGTTTTACCGTTCGGAGGTATTTTGTATTTATCTAAAGCGTGGTCTTTAATCCACTCTCGTAAATTGCTTCCAAATTCAATGGAACGCGCACGCCAATCACAAACCATTTCCGCCAGAAACAATTCGGGTACATTCTCTATACCATGCCAATACTCCGGGTGGTGAGCGTTTACTTGCTGGTGATGGGCGATAGCGAACTTTAGAAGTTCAGAGTCTTTATCTTGAGTTAGCCCCAAGAATTCAACTCCACGGAGCTTCGAGTTATCATGCTCGCGCCCGTTACGTATCAAGTCAACCCCCAATTCAATCTCTCCTTCCTTAATTAACCTTCGGCCTAATAGCTCGCATCCCTCCCTTACGTTATCTTGATGACGCAACACTGTTTCTACCCTTTCCAGAACTTCTTCTGGAGAGAGCGACGTTAATTCGAGTATGGCTGATTTAGGCATTTGATTTTGGAAGTGTATGTAATACCTGCGGTACTTTCATACGCATTATACGACCGGGTTGTGTGCGGCAGTCGTCAATCATTTTTTTAGAACTTGGTAATATAGTTTTTTAACAGCATCACGACTCAACTGCTTTCCATCCAAAATAGAGAAGACATAAGAAGCGCGGTTAGTTTGTCCATATGCTTCAAATATCTTCTTAGCTTGTGCGGCACGTCCTTTTTGGAAACCGTACTGTATAGCGAGATGTTTGATGCTTTCAGCAAATGCTTGCATACCCGCGATGATACGCTCAACTTCTTTGGTAGCGTCAGCCACCTTAGAAGCGTCATTACGCGACTGCTCGGCAATTTCGTAGTCGATATTTTCGAGAACGTAATCGTAGAATTCTGAGAAAGACTTACAATCAAGGGTTATCCACAAATCAAGAACCTTGTCGAAAGACGACAATTCAGACTTTAACTTGTGAAGTGCAAGATACCATGCGGACTTGACCTTACGAATATGCTGTCCACGACCGAAGTACACGCAGAATCCTTCGAATCCACGAGCTAACTCTGGAACAGCTTGTGCGCCAGTAGTAGATTGATACTCTTGTGGAGCGTTGAATTCGCGAGTCTTCGCGTAGTCTAGCGCTTGGATTGCAGCAAACATTTCATCAAAAGTATTGAACTTGAAACGACGTGGACGCTTAACTCCAAGGTTAACCGCACGAGAGTCTAGCTCGTCTTGAGAACGTAAACTATAATCGTTGTGGTCGATAACCGCAGTCAAATATAACTCGGGTTCGTCACCATAGCTGATGACAATTTTGTTAGTAGGAGAAACCCATTCGAAAACCAAAGATTCTCGTGAAGTTTCTATTTCGCCGGGAAGAGAAGTAAAAACGCGAGGATACTTTTGCTTCAAGATTTCGATTTCGAAACCGTTTTCAAGCTTGGATGCGTCCACAGTTCCACGAGTACGTATGATATACTCACCCTTATATTTGGAAACGATAAGGGTTGAACCATCGACTTTTTCCATAAGTTCGACGCCCTTCATGGATGACGGGGTTGGAACAATATCGCTCCTCTCATCAAAGTTAAAAAATTTCTTAAACGACAATGATATAGGCGACCAATCTGAGAGACGCCATATTGAAGACCTATATATTAGGGTTTCTTTTGTCCATTTAGCTCCTATATTTTTAGGATGAATTAGAACACATGCGTCACCCGCGAACACACAGGGCTTAAAATCAAATTCCTCAGTATTAATTTTGGATATATCGGCTGTCATGGATAATAAACCTTGCTCGGTTTCCGTTTGGTAATTTATCGCTTTTTGAAATGTTTACTGATTTTGGTAATGGTTGCAGGTTAGAATAATGGTAGCATTTTTTGATTTGTTCGTCGTCAGAAAAATTAAATGCTTTACAAGGAATTATGTGGTCAACCTGCCAATAGGTTCCATAGTTTTCCCAATTCATTTCTTTTGTAAATTGTTTTTCTAAATAAATTTTAATCTCATCTAAGGTACATCCTAGATAATCTTTGGTTTTTGATTTTTTTATTTGACCTTTTAAACATCTTCGCAGTAATGAACGAAAACTCATAATTAAACGGTTTTGGGGAGTTCTCGTTCTATGATAGTAATTATTACAATATCCGCTATCGACTTGTTTTTTGTTATATTCTGCTTCTTTTACTTGGCAATGAGTTATATTTCGTGCTCTTCGTGCTCTTCGTATTGAGTTAACACATTTTCGACATTGGCCCATTTTGCCATCGACGTTGCGCTTCTCATTTTTGAATTCTTTTAAGTTTTTAGCTTGTCCACAAGAACTACATTTTTTTGTCATACTAAAATTTACACCGTCTGTTTACAATTGGGACGAATAAAGATGATTAATATATTTAAAGTCGAACTCTTCGGCAGACGGTATTTGTACCTTAATCATGTATCGACGTTAATGCTTTTTAACGTTTTGTCAATAATTATTCGCAGGCGCATCCAGAAGTCTCGATGACGGTCTCACCGTGATTCAAAATTTGCAAAATCGAACGAATACTTGAAAGCGAGACAATATTATACACAAAAATCGCAAGCATTCCCTGCCAATACTCAAGCGGCGAGATTCGATAGTGTGATATTTGTGGTACGATTTGGTTCCATGAAAACGTCAAAAGAACTCCAATAAACGCTGAAATTACTATCGTAGCCAGCACGATTCTGAAAATTATGGAAAGTGAAGAAGGCTCCGTGGGGTATTCTGATTCTTGTGTCATATTTTGGTACTTTACACTGATATTGTAAGGGTGTCAATGCTTAAAATTTGTCTTGCTTTAGAGAACCAAAGTATGATATTAAACGTAGTATTTAATGAATTTTAGTTCATTGTCTTTACCTCGCTACGCTCGGTAAGTATATAACGTTTATCTACGCTTCGCTCCGATAACCGTTATATACTTTAAATTCTTTTATTCTTTTGCGAAGCTATATAATAACATCGTACGTTATATAACGTTCTATGGTATAGAGAGTATTACGTATTTTTAGCCTTGTCAAGCTAAATTTTAAAAAACAATGTGTTAAAAAACTCGTTGACATAGGTATAAGAAATGCTAGAATGCTGGAATATGAATACATCAAATACCTCAACTCGTCGTCCCGGTCGTCCTGTAAAGCCTGTGACTTGGCCCTCTGGGACTTTCACCATCAATACCCTCAAGGAAAAGCAGGGTGTGCAGCTTTCACGCGTCAGTCTCCAATTGAAAATTAAGAAGGCTATCGACGAAAAACAACTCGAAGTCGTAGGGACTGAAAAGGGCGACACAAAGATGGGACGCCCCTCAGTGGTCTATCAGGTCGTTAATATCAAGCCTTCCACGCTGGTACAAGCCGTTGCGGACATTGCTAACAACAATGTTGACATTGTTGACGACACCGATGATACAGACGGATTCTAATGGGAATTCTCAATAAATGTAAAGTCTATACTGTCGGTGGTATGCAATATACCGATGGTAGAGACTGGAGAAACAAAGTCAAGGCCGAATTATGCCCTAGAGGTATAACGGTCTTTGACCCATATCATAAACCATTTTTAAATGAAGTTAAAGAGGATGAAGAAGCTCGTGCCGCCTTAAAGGAATGGATGGATAATGAGGAGTACGATAGAGTGGCAGATAGAATGAAAGCAGTTCGTAACGACGATTTACGTATTTGCGACCTTAGTGATTTTATCATTATGTACATTGACCCGCGATTAGCATCATGGGGAAGTGCAGAGGAATTTTTTACCGTTAATCGTATGAAAAAGCCTATTTTTCTAGCTATAGAAGGAGGTAAGACTAAATGCCCGCTTTGGATTATGGGTACTATTCCCCATAAATACATCTACTCAAGCGTAGAAGAAATTATAGAATGTGTGAAAAGAATAGACGATGGCACGCAAGTCATGGACAATTATCGGTGGAGGCTATTAAAGCTTCAATACCGATAATTATGCAAAACATCAAACTAACAATAAACTACAACGCCGATTCTAATGTGGAAATCCAGCAGTGGCCGCTGGTTAAATGTAATACTGAGGAGAGCGATAGGGTAAGCGTCGAGCTTAATGGTATTAGCTACAGCCTCGTACTAGATAAAGAAAATCCTAGAGTAGAGGTTTGGGATATAGATAATAATGGTGAAATAGAGAAAATTAAGGCTCATTTTAAGCTCCCCGCTAAGTCTTAAATTTTTACTTGATTTAGATACCAATACTAACTACAGTTAGTAGATGTCACCTTTAAACAAAACTTTAGTAGCAATATCAGGCGTGGCTCGCGCGGGTAAAGACGCTTTTTGTAATATCTTATGCAATGAGTTAAACGCTCAGGGGATTCCTTCGAAGAGGTATGCTTTAGCTGATGAATTAAAGCGCAAAATCCGACAGCCTCTTTTAGAGTTATCAGGTGTTGATATTTTAAACTGCACACCTAAAGATAAAGAACTCGTTAGAGATTACTTAGTAGCTGTAGGAAAGATTAAAAGGTATCAAACCGAAGGGACTTACTGGACATCCCTACTAGAGCAGGATATTAAGAGCGACAGACATATCGTTGTGCCTGTCGTAACCGATATAAGGTACGATGTTTTTCCAAATGATGAAATTTGGTGGGCTCAAACTAAGATGAACGGCGTTTTAGTTCATTTAAGTCGTTACGAAATTTTGTCAGAAGATGATATGTGGGACTGGGACCATCATCACAATACGGGCATAAACCAAGACCCCGTAACAAAAGAATGGCGTAACTGGATTCAAGCGCCTAACGAAGACGAGAAAAACAATAATCCTAAATTAAAAAATAAAGCCGATTACGTCCTAGAATGGAGCACAACTAAAAATCCTGAGCGTTTGCATGAGCATTGCCTGCCGTATGTATTAAAGTTCATTTCCTATTTGAAAGAAAATAGACTAACATAATGGAAGACCTACCCGATGATGTACTAATTCGGAATGTGCAGGAAAATAATTGTTCTGCGAGTTTAGAGATTTTAGTTAAGCGCCATGCTGGTATGTTTAACGTGATGGCTAAGAGGTACGGTAACATGAATATTGGAAGTTCCGGTATCTCGGTCGAAGATTTTAAAGATAACCAACACTTTATCGTTTATAAGGCTGCTAAGAATTTTGACCCGACAAGACAAACAAAATTTGTTACTTGGCTAGGAAATCAAGTTCGTTACTATTGTTTGAATACAATAAATAAAGAATCTAAGTATTATGGCAGCGAACCCGAAAAAATAGAATACTTAATGGACGCCGCCTCACAAGATGGGCTCGATAATGAAAAAATTTTATCTGAGGCTCAGTACGTATTGGATATTCTTGAACAAATCAAGGACAAGCGTATTAAGAAAATATTTCAGCTTAGATACTTCTCCGAGGATAAAAAGAAAAGAAGTTACAATTTTATAGCGAAAAAGCTTGGAATGTCCACTCAAGGTATTATAGACTTGCATGATAACTTCATTAAGTTCATGCGCCGAAAGATAGAATCAACGGCTAACATGGACGAAATTTAATTGACAAAACAGAATACAACCCAAACAATCAACACACACTAAATATGGCTGAAAAAACATACGTAAAGGGCATCGTCCTAAAAAACAAAGACACTTCATTCGGTAGCGTTTTGAAGGTATCACTCAAACTTGATGATTTCGGAGCATTCGTCAAGGCTAACAAGAAAGCTAATGGATGGATTAACTTCGACATTCTTCCCCGTAAGGAAACCTCAGAAAAGGGAGAAACGCATTATGCGGTGCTCGATACTTGGGAGCCTACTAACGGTGGGGTAGACAGTAAGCCCGCTTCCAAACCTCAAAGCAAACCTCAAAGCAAGCCTGTTGCAAAGAAGAAGCTGGAAGCAGACGAATTTCCTTCCGAAGACGACATTCCTTTTTAAAAAATGGAAACCTTAATACCATCAACTATTATTGGCGACGGAGGCCATCCTGAAAACCGTGTTAAGAGTTATTTTTCTACGAAGTTCGTAGACACGGAAAAGCTATCACCTGATACAAGTAAGATGGTAAAACAATTTCTAGCAAAAAGAAATGGCGCTGTGAATGCCCCGCGTTACATTAGTCGTAATACCTCGTGCCCCTGTGGAAGCGGCAAACGTTTCAAGCGATGCTGTCAATTTAAATAATGAATATCAACGCCGACCTACAATTTAATTCACTGTCGTTTGGTTTTTGCTCTTACAATATCCTTCAAGAGTTGTATAAGAGGAATATCAATCCAAACTTATTTAGCGCCCAAGTCGATTTATCAGCATATGATAAAGCTGAGGAAGACTTTAAGTTTTATCTTACCAGTTGCGCAAATAAGTCACGTCGTTACTTTTCACGTAAAAACCATTGTTTCAAACTTTGGCATATTAGTGGTTCCGAAGCTTCTGTCAGCGACAAAACAAGTTTAATGACTTTCTATGAGTTGGACTCTCCCACCGAGACAGAAATCAATATCCTTAATAATCAGTATAAGGTATTAGTTACTTCTAAAGAAACAAAAACTGTTTTTGAAGATTATGGAACCAATGTGCCAGTTGTCTATTGTCCGCTCGGCTTTGACAATCAAAACTTTTATAAGACTAACAAATCTTACTATCCACCGGATGTAACTGTCTTTGGTATTTTTGGTAAATTCGAGAAGCGTAAACACCACGAAAAAGCTATAAAAGCATGGTTAAAAAGATTCGCTGGCGATAAAAGATATGTACTTCATACCCATATCTATAATCCCTTTTTTAAGCCAGAAGATAACCAACAAATTATTGGTAAAATATTAGAAGGTCGTCCAAAGCCTTTTAATGTTAATATTCTTCCGTTTATGAATACGCTAAACGAGTTGAATGATTGCTTTAACGCTATTAATATCGTTATAGATATGTCTGGTGGAGAAGGGTTCTCGCTGCCGTCTTTCCATTGTCTAGGGCTAGGGAAGCATGCTATTATCCATAATTGTTCTGCGATGAAGGATTGGGCTACATCTAAAAATGCAGTTCTTATTAATCCTACCGGCAAGGAAGAGATTTATGATGGATTATTCTTTAATAAAGGTCAGCCTTTCAATCAGGGGAATATCTATACATGGGATGAGGATGCCTTCATAGCTGGATGCGAAGAAGCTATATATAGAAAAACAGCAAACCCCGTTAATGAAGAGGGCTTGAAGATACAGGAAGATTTTACTTGGAAAAAGACAGTCGATACAATTCTGGAGACGGTAAAATAATAATGTTACCTTATCAAACGTAGAATAATGCAGTTAATTTATACCTTAGTTTTAAACGATAGCAAAGATACTCTAGTCGTATCAGAAGACGGTTCCATCAAACGAGAGGGGGAACCCAATTCCAGAATGATATGTCATTTATTTAATATCGAAGGTACAGAGCAGGATATTAGGCGCAAGCTTACCAGAACTATAGACCAATTATTTGAGGCGGCGGCAATAAAACGTAAGGAACAAAAAAATGAAAAATCCTAATATAACATCTAAGACTAGTATCACTGAACTAACATGCGCAGCTAAAAATAGCGGTCTTGGAGACGCTATTCAAAACTACAAAATCAATAACGAAAAGATGAAAGCAATCATCGAGGAACTTAGGAGTAGGCTTTCTAACGTGTTGAGATTTGGTGAGAAAGGTGATAGCTTAAAAGCTGCCTCATCAAAAATTTCCTCTTCTTCTACATTCGTGCGCGACCTTGATGAAGCTAATGAAGAGCTAGCTGGTCACATTAATGATATTTCTGGAATCATTGATGGACTAGATATGTAATGGCGTTTCGAATCAGATAAAGTAAAGAAAATATTTCCCGCGATGGGATGCTCGTGTAAATATGAACATGGAAGGAATCCTACAAGAATATAATAACGGTTCAAAAATAATTGATTTAGCTCGCAAATATCATAAGAGGCAGAGCTTTGTAAGCTCCCTTCTTAAATCTAAAGGCGTAAAAATACGAACAAGCCGTCACGTAGACTGGCTAAATTATGAACTGGACCATGAATTCTTTTCTAAAATTAATACTCCACAGAAAGCTTATTTGCTCGGTATTATGTGGAGCGACGGTTGTGTGGCGTCTATATCTAATACCATATCTTTAATATGTAACGATTTAGATTTAATTAACTTTTTCAGAAAACAGATAAGATGCACAAAGAAAATATATCGAAACCCCAACCATTCGAAAGCGAAGACATTCTCTTTTTGCAGTCCTAGAATGAAAGAAGATTTGTTAAGATTAGGATGTGTCCCGAGAAAGTCTCTCATCTTGAAATACCCCGTCTTGCCTAAAGCATTAGAAAAATATTTTTTGTTAGGACTGTTCGACGGCGATGGATGCGTCACCCAAAGCCGCCAACAGTTGCAAGCTTACTTTTTGGGAACTATAGATGTTTGCAAAAACATACAACGTTTTTTAACTAAAAATAAAATCCAAACCAACAGGCTACAAAAAAATGGAAAGATTTGGAGACTAAGAATAACAGGAGACGAAAACCTAAAAAGTTTATATTCTATGTTTTATACGTCTCCCCCGTTTTTCTTACAAAGAAAAAAGAAGGCATTCGAAAATTATGGGAATTTACATTTATCAACATCCTAATACGAAAGAAACTAAAGAGGTCATTCAAAGAATGTCAGAAGACCACGTTTATGTGGATGCGAAAGGCGTAAAGTGGAACCGTATATTCACCGTACCTCAAGCTGTTGTTGATGGACGTATAAATCCTTTTAGCGAAGCGGATTTTATAAAGAAAACATCGAACGGTAAAAATCAAAAAGTCGGAGACTTATGGGATAGGTCAAAGGAACTTTCAGAAAAGCGTGCTGCAAAAAATGGGGGCGTTGACCCAGTGAAAGAAAAGTATCTCAAAGACTACTCTAAAAAAAGAAAAGGTAAGCCTCACCCGTCTCAAATAACGGACAAGACCTACACGATTTAATTTTGAGTAATTCCAAAATTCTTTTTACAGCGAATTTTCTTGTGCGCTGCACTTAAAAGTTGTAAATTAGACGCATGGAAATCAAAGTCAAAAAACTCAACCCTTTAGCTATTCTGCCGACAAAAAATGATGGTGACGCAGGATACGATTTGTACGCCACCGAAGACTACATTCTTCAACCTTTAGAAAGAAAACTTTTTAAAACTGGCCTAGCTATCTCTATACCAGAAGGTTACTACGGACGCATCGCTCCGCGTTCAGGCATGGCTTACAAAAGTGGTATTGACGTTCTTGCGGGAGTTATTGATTCAACCTATCGGAACGATGTTGGGATTATTCTTATTAATCTCAATGCATATAACTCACAAAGCCGCGACCAGTCAATATTCGAGCGTCTTTCAGCGCAAATGACTGAGCAAGTTTTTGCCTCACCTTATACGGTAAAATATGGAGATAGAATCGCTCAACTTATCATTGAAAAATATCACGACGCCGAGTTCATAGAAGTTACTAATTTAGATACGACAGTACGTAATTTGAATGGTTTCGGTTCAACGGGCCAATAAATATGTCAAAATTCAAACTCACTGATTCCTTTTTGGAGAAATACAAAAAGGTCAAGCCCCCTTTCGGTTTTAACGGTTTAGGAGAACTGGTATATATGCGTACCTATTCTCGTGTCAAAGAAGACGGACAGAATGAAGTTTGGTGGGAAACTGTAGCTCGTGTTGTTGAAGGTACTTTTAACATGCAAAAGCGATGGATTGAGAGCCGTAATTTAGGTTGGAGTCCTCGTAAAGCTCAAATTTCAGCCCATGAAATGTACGATAGAATCTTCAATATGAAGTTCTTACCTCCGGGTCGTGGATTATGGGCAATGGGGAGTCCGTTAACAGAAGAACGAGGATTGTATGCAGCATTAAATAATTGCGCATATGTAAGTACGGAAACTATTAAAGAAGACCTTTCTAAGCCATTTTGTTTTTTAATGGATGCCTCAATGGTTGGAGTGGGTGTAGGATTTGACGTAAGGGGTGAAGGACAAATATTAATTAAAGGTCCAAATCTTTCTGTAAGCGAAACATATGTTATTCCTGATACCCGAGAGGGGTGGGTAGAAGCTACGCGCAAGTTGCTCGATTCTTATTTTACTGGAAGCGCTGATGTTCTACTGGATTATAGTCAAATTCGTGGACCCGGATTACCTATCAAAGGATTTGGGGGACTTTCAAGTGGTCCTGAGCCATTAATAGAATGTCATTTAGCCCTCCGCTCAACACTAGATAAAATCATAGGCAACACCATAACTATTACAGCTATTGTTGATATTATGAATCTTATTGGTAAGTGCGTCGTAGCTGGCAATGTGCGCCGTACCGCTGAAATTGTTTTTGGTAGTTATTTGAAAGCTGAATATCTTGATTTGAAGAATTATGGCGTTAATCCTCATCGCGCGGAGTACGGATGGACCTCAAATAATAGTATCTTTGCTGACATCGGAATGGATTATACGGAATCCGCAAAGCGTACAGCAATTAACGGTGAACCGGGATATGCATGGTTGGAGAATATGAAGAAGTATTCTCGCATGAATAACGGCCCTGATAACAAAGACCATCGTGTACGTGGCGGAAATCCCTGTCTTGAGCAATCCCTTGAATCTTATGAGCTATGCTGCTTAGTTGAAACTTTCCCAAACAACCACGAAAGCATTGAGGATTACCTAATTACCTTGAAGTACGCTTATTTGTACGCAAAAACAGTGACATTAGGAGAAACGCACTGGCCTGATACCAACAGGGTTATGTTACGTAATCGACGCATCGGTTGCTCCATGAGCGGTGTTGCTCAATTTATTACATATAAAGGTCTCGACACACTAAAAGAATGGTGTACAAAAGGCTACAGCGCTTTGGAGCGTTATGACGAAGTTTATTCGGATTGGCTTGCTATCCCTAAAAGCATTAAGAAAACCTCCATTAAACCCAGCGGCACAGTTTCATTACTTGCTGGTGCCACACCCGGATGTCATTATCCTGAGAGCGAGTGGTATATTCGTAGAATGCGTTTGTCTATCCATAGCGACCTCCTTGAACCTTTCAGAAAGGCTGGATATAAGATTGAGCCTTGTGTAGGGTCTGAGTCCACAACGGTCGTTGTCGAGATTCCTGTCCATGTAGGAAATATCCGTACCATCGACCAAGTTAGTATGTGGGAACAGTTGTCTCTTGCTGCATTCTTACAAAAGTATTGGGCTGATAATCAGGTATCTTGTACAGTCACCTTTCAACCGGAAGAAGCTTCTCAAATCAAACCCGCTTTGGAATATTTCCAGTATCAGTTAAAGGGTATCTCTTTTCTACCAAAAACCGATAAGGGAGCGTATCCTCAAATGCCTTACGAAGAAATTACGCAACAAGAGTTCGATTTGATGTCTCAAAATATCAAACCTTTAAATATCAAACGTATTAAAAACGAGGAAGCGGAAGTCGAAAAGTTTTGTAATAATGATTCGTGCGTTTTAAAGTAGTTGACATTTCTTTAAAGGTTTAAGAATATCCTTGTATGACACCAACATACGAAGGATTAAAATTAGATATTATTTCGGGCACAGCTTATCTCGCCATGAGATATGACGGATGTAACCATGGCAGATTTATCTTCTTAAATACCGCAGGACAGCTAGACGATTTTGTGGACGCAGTGTTTCAAGAAGCCTCACAAGAACATCTTGCATTCAACAAAACTTCTAAATTGAACCCTATAACTGATGGAAGTGTATTTGCTTTTAATACACCTAAGCTCATGCACGCCCTAGAAACTGATGATAGAAGTGAGCGATTGGCATACGCTTTGATTATTAGAAGTTTCCCTTGCGGTAAAATTGTTTTTGAAAAAGTCCCCGTTGACCACTATCAGTTAAGATATCTATCAGCATATAAGTCCGTTTAATAATTATGAAACCTTACATTCATGCAGTTAGTTCAGCCACAAAATTCGGTGGTAAACTTGAAGATTATTTAAAAATCCATGATTGGTTTGACCAGACAAAAAGCCATCTTGGAGATAACCGACATAGGGCCATACTGCATAGCTCATTCGGAATCTTTCTAGCTGAACAGGTATTCGGTCACAATATCGTTAACTCGGACTGTAAGCAAGTTTCAGTACGCGATATTGGAGAGCAACACGTAATCGAAGATATGGGTGCCATTCCCACCGTTTCAGATTATCTTTCTGAACTACCTTACCAAGACTGGATGCACGGTAAAGGATTACCTCCCTCGTATAGAAAAGTCGAAGAGTACGAGAAGGCTACAAAAGCGAAAGAAAACATAATCTCAAAACCAAAGGTCTATCACGCTACCCCTGCTAAAGATGATGGTTCTAATATTCTTAGAATTCCTCCTATTCCTAAAAGTCCTACGTTATATGACTAAAGTTCTAATAATTGGTGGGCACGGATTAGGAGATTGCCTTCTAGCTTTACAATGTGCTAAGGTAGTAGAAAGTAGGGGAATAAAACCCACGGTGTATATATCTGCACGAAAAGAAATATTCGATGCCCTATATGATGTCTTCTATAAGACTCCTATGACACGAATTGATGAATCTTATTCAGAAAATAATCTAGTTCTTCGTAGTGTCTCAAAGATGAAAGAGCTATCAGAGGGATTTGACGAGGTATATTACGTAATTCCCGACTTACTTTTTAACAATAAGTACGCTTTTAATTTTGATAAATATTGTACGAATCCTCAGTCGATTCGTAGTCTGCGTTTGTTAGATTCATATGTACCTAAAAAGAATATAGTATATCTTGGATTAATGACAACTACTAGGGGGTATATGTATTATAATCCTGTTGGACTCGCTATTAATCTAGCGAAGGAGTTAGCGAATTACGAGATATATTTTCCCGTAGTGGATAAGTGGGCGTCGCAAGATATTGAAAAAGTCGAAATACCTAAAGATATTCCTTCGAATCTAATCATCGACAAAAACCCTATTTTTTCAGAATCGTTGTTGATGTTAATGCAGTCAACATATTTTATAGGAACCGATAACGGTCCAAGTCATATTGCTTATCACGCTGGTATTAATCGTATTCTTCTTGACCCTCAATATGGACGCTTACCATGGATTGCAAGATGGCGCGAGGATTATTCGGAGTCCGTGCCAATTAATACTTCTATAGGTATCATAACACATATTGCTAAATGTAACCTAAAAGTTATCCAATCCACTCTCATTCCCCGAATGGAATGCGCAAATATAAGCCTGTACGATTGGGAACGGCAACTTTTACTAAAGGAGCGGTAATGATTCATTTTTTTGATACCGACCCACGTAAGGATTCGCCCGATTATAGAGAGTCTCATGGTAGTTTTGGAGAGTTAATCTTAAACTATAACGATGAACTTAAAAAGTTGGGGTACTACAGCGAATTAGACAAATGCGAGTATGTAGGGCGCTGTGGAAGCTTGGACCCAAATTTTGTATTTGATGGAAAAAAGACTTTTTATATTAACGTATGGGAAACAGCGAATGCTTTACCTTGGTATTTAGTTAATAACGCTAAATCCGTAAACCAACGTATTTTCGGGCTTAGTGACCAGATTACGAAACTTTGGAGAAAATACGGATTCGAATGTGAAACAATTTACGGAGGATGTAATACAGACTTTTGGAAGCCAACGATTCCGAAAAGCAAAGATAAATTTGTTTTTCTTCATGTCAACCACGCTAACGTCCGAAGTGGATTAGACCTGACATTACAAGCTTTTTCAAGAGCGTTCCGTGGTAATGATGATGTAGTATTAATAGTTAAAGACTCTTCCTACGATGCAAAGCTAGGTTCAGTAATCAGTAAATTAAATGACACAGGTTTAAATATTGAGTACGTTCCCAAAATGATGTCGTCGCCCGAGTTAAGAGATTTGTATAGTAGCTCTCACGTTTGCTTGAATGTTATACGTTGTACGAGTTTTGGATTACCGCTTTTAGAGTCTTCCGCTTGCGGTTGTCTATGCGTAACCGGAGACGTTGAGCCTACTAATGAGATTATTACTCCTGATTTTGGCGTACTCATACCATCGAACGGCCTGCTTTCTATTCCTGTTACCGCTCCACAGCTTGAAAAGAACTATGGGCTTAAAAACTATTATGGTAACTTCGATTATTCAGAGGAGCCGATGTTCTATGATTTCGATATTGATGTTTATGCCAAAAAATTACAGGATATTTATTTGAGTTATTCGAGTGTTTATGCTAAAATTGATACCAGAACGCCAATCATCGAAAGATGGGGCTGGGACAAACCTATAAAGAAACTAGTAAATATTTTAAGTAATGAATAACTTTGACTGGCCCTTAAATCAAAACAACTTCACTCCCGCCGATAGGGTGAGGATTTCAGAGTTTTTTCTAAACGAAAACAAACGCTGGACGCAAGATGAAGAAGTAAAGAATTTCGAGCGTAAAATGGGCGATAAGGTTGAGTCAAATGCTATATTTGTTTCTAGTGGTTCCGCAGCGAATACTTTATTAGCTTATTATGCTAAAGATAAAATATTATCCAAAAATAGCGCTCGAAATATTGTAGTGCTGCCTAGTGTTACATGGCAAACTTCTTGTTCGCCATGGATTCGCGAAGGATTCGAGCCGAAGTTCATAGACGTTACTTTAAGTGATTTTTCTATGGACCTTACTAGTTTAGAATGTTTTCTTGGACAAGAACACCAGCGAGTAGCAGTAGTATTTATTACGTCTCTTCTTGGATTCGTGCCGTCCATTGAAAGGATTCTTTATTTAAAATCTGCCTATCCTGAAGTTAGATTTATGTTAGATAATTGTGAAAATACTTTTGGTTCTTATAACAATAAGAACATTTCTTCTTATCTAACATCTACAACGAGCACATATTTTGGGCACCAGCTTCAAAGTATTGAAGGGGGGTTTATATTTACCCGCTCTCAAGAAGAGTATGACTACTTCATTATGGCTCGTAACCACGGAATGACACGCGGCCTAAGAGACCCTTCAAAATACGAAAATAAGTCCGTAAGTCCATTATTCGATTTTGCGTTGCTAGGAAATAATTTTAGGAATAGTGACGTTAATGCTTTTATAGGACAGATAGACTTGGAAAGATGGGAAGAATACAGAAATCAACGCATTGATATTTACAATTACTTTCGTAATTCTTTGAAGTCTGATTATTTATTTCCTTTAGAGACTAGTTTTAAAGAACATGTGGCGTTCGCATTACCTATAATCGCTCATCGTACGCTCGGTTCAAACTCAGGTCTGCGTATCCATAAAGTCGCTGAGTTTTGCAAAGAAAACAAAATCGAAACACGGCCTATCGTTTCAGGGAACCTTTTAAGACAAACACCTTATAAAAAGTATGGCTTATTTTCTGACTTTGCGAACGCTGAATGGTTACATAAGAATGGTTTGTATGTAGGACTATATCCAAACTTGGATGTAAATAAGGTAGCGGACCTAGTTGAATTTTTAAACAAGCTTTAATATGGAAAATCCCAAAATAACACTCACAATGACAACATGCCGAAGACTCCATCTGTTCGAAAGGACAGTTAGAAGTTTCGCGCAACATTGTTTAGATTTAGATTTAATAACAGATATTGTCTGTGTCGATGATAACTCTCCGTTAGAGGAGTGTAAAATTATGTATAAGTTACTTGTTTTACTTTTCCCAAATAGAAAGATTTCTTTGATTTCTAAAAATTACAAAGATAGAGGATTGGGCCGCAGTTTAAATATGATTTTCGAAAATGTTAAAACAAAATACGCGTTTCATTTAGAAGACGATTGGGAATTCATAAAAGACGGTCATTTTATTAAAGATGCATTAAATATTATTCAAGATAGTGATAACATTAAAAGCGTTCTTGTAAATAGCGTACATGACCTTCCCGTAGGCTGTACAAAAAACGGTTTCAAATATAATATGTTAGAATTGGGAGCTAAAGTAAATAACGGTGACGTAATATGGGCATGGGGATATAGTTTCAGACCGGCGTTATTAGATTTAGAACATATTAGAAGTGAAATAAAAGGATTCAAAATGAGTGACATCGAAATGCTATTTGGTCAAGAATACTATTATAAAGGAATGAGGCAAGTAACTCTCACTGATGGTGAGTACGCTAGACATATCGGAGTCCCCGAAAATAATGAGCGTTCTGCATTTGATTTAAACTGGACACCAAGATAATGAAAATAGGATTAATTATTTGCGCATATAACTGTCAGGATACCATCGAAGAATGTCTACGCCCTTGGGTGGAATT